AGCGAAGGAAGCTGTTCATGAACCGAAGCCGGCGTTACCGGGCGAGAGGACGTGAGCTGCTCAACAGGCGTGTGCACTGTTGAGTGAGCTCACTAGAAAAGCCTCCGATTCTGCGTGTGCGGAATCAGAGGCTGTGCAAAAGCTGTATGCTTAGGAGCAGATGTATGCACAACTGGATGTGCTTGTGAACACCTCTTTCGCCCCCTATGACGCGTGCGTGCGTGGTGGGCGGAGGGTGTGGTCGCGCGAGGAGTATGTGCGTTGGAGCTATTGATAAAGCAGGTGAGAAGGGTTGCGGTGCAGGGGAAGTAGGGCGATTGAGGCGTGTGATGGGGTAAGGATAGGCATAGGGAATGCGTAGGTGTGTGCGGGTGAGGGGATGATTGCGGATGGTTGCAGTTGTAAGGCGTGTGCGTGTGCATGAGTAGCGCATGAGGCGTGTGCGGCTGCTGCTGCGTGAGCGCCGCGAGTGCCGCGAGTGCGTAGCGTGAGCCGCTGCTGCATGCGATTGTGTGCAGCGGAAGGCGTATGTTGCGTGCGCTATAGCAGTTGCGATCGCCGCGGCCTGCGAGGGCTGCTACTGCACCCCTGTTGCATGCCTCTGCTGGCTGCTGCGCTGCTGCTCGCCGCTATTGACACCCGTGTGTACTGCTGAGTGCGCGCACTTCTTTTTTTTCCTACAGCCTTCACGCTGCTTAGGGAGGGTTTTAATGTATCTAGCGCGCCGCAATAAAAAATAGAAAGCTCTATAGGGCCTCTTTTTGCTTCAGCTCAATGATTCATGGGGCAAAATCGCCTTTTCGCATGCACACCGCAGCCCCGGACGCGGTGTAAGCCATGGAAATCAGCCCCGATAGACTCATCTGACGGCAATTCGCGGGACGAGCGGGCAATGGCGAGGCGGATCGGCGGCTTTCGAGACATTGGCGACCCCAATGACGCCCGCAGGAGGGTCGGTCCAAGGCCAATGGGCTCCGCTGCGCCCGGAATGCCCGGGTATGGGGACGCCGTCGACGCCATGGTGCTTGGCCCCAGGCCAGCGGACCCTGTTGCGCTCGGAATACCCGGGTTCGGCCCTGGTATCAGCGTCACTCCCCAGGGAGTCGGGACTGGCTGGCGCTCATTGCCCCTGGGAGAGCGCGCACAGTGGTACAACCCCGGTAGCGGCGTTGTCGCCTCCCAGGACCAGGCCCCCTCGGCTGTCGGTCAATGGCTTCAAGGGGAAGACGAACAGAAATACAGGCACTCTCCGTTCAGGTACACCGGTTACGGCCAGCCTTCGCTGCTGCCAGGGGGCAGAGCGGAGGGTGTCAGCGCTCCCTACCGAGCTCCGGACCCTCTTTCGGAGGGCGGTAATCGGCGCTCAGCGGCCATTCCCTACTCCCAGCGCCTCCTGTCACTCCTAGATGGAACGGATCAGGTTGTTCTGCAAGATCCAGCACTACTGAGCGGTTCGATCCGGAAACGCACGCAGACCCCGGGCGGTGTCAAGATTGCCGTCTCTCGCGACGATCTTGGCGCTGGGGCCGCATTTGCAGGCGCCGACCCAGGGGACGCCATGGGGGTGTATCGCGAGCTGTTTGGCAGCGAGAAAGCGAGAGAAGGCGAGCCTCGGGCGGAATACAGCGATGGAACCCCTGTCGAGCAGTTTCCCGTCAACTGGAGCACTGGGCTCCCCGATGACACCCCACTGTTCGCCAGGGGGAGATCAGGCGCCGACCGTGCGGAAACCAGGGCACTTGGAGGCACCGTGCTGGGCTCTATTGGCCAGGATCCCGCCCTCGTCTCAACCCAATTCCGTGGTAAGGCGTCAGGAGAAGAGCCCGAAACGATGGTTCCATACGTCTATCACAAAGGCGGAAGGGAATTTGAAATTCGCTACATTGACCCCACGCAGGTTGTTGAAAACATAGAGATTGACCCTAGTCAAAGAACCAGCGCACACACATCCGACTCGTTCAACGAAGTCACCCTTGCCAGCAAAATACAGAATGCACTTAACGACGCAAAGATACCTCTTATGCCGCTTTCGGCCCTGGAGGATGCCAGGAGGCGCGGGCGGTTCCTCCCCAATCGGGACGAGCAGCGAGGCACTCTGGCTGGCTACATCTTGAACCAAGGCGTCCCGGGAAGTGCGTTAAGAAATTTCGCTTCCGCGGACGACATCCCAGAAGCGGACCTCGCGGCAAAAGCCGGCATCTGGAATCCCGTCTACGCGCCAGAGACTCGCGACGGCCGGCTCACGATGCGTCGAGACGTCCCGCCGGAGCGGGGGTATGGCAACGCAGAGGCAGTCCAAGAGCTGGCCTATCGAGTCGGGGGCCCTTTGAATCGCGATCCCAATCGCTTGCGCGAGTACCTCAAGGAGGCCCTCGGGCTGGCCGGCGTGCAGACATCTAGGGAATACGCAATCCCTTGGAAACTTGAAGACAGGAACCAGGGGCTCACGCATCTTGGGCGCCTGCAGAGCGGCATTGATCGCGGTTTCCAGGTTCTGCCTGCTACTCCTGGATCGCAGCCAATCGCACGCGAAGAGCTTGCCCCCCTCTTGCAGCGCATGAGAGGGCAAAAGGACGATCCGCTGGCGTCAGGACTGAACGTCGTCTACGACGGCAACACCGTTCACAGGCTCTTACCCGAGAGGGACCTGGGCGGCCGACTGACCGGTCGGTTCTACACGGCTCAGGAGCAGGAGATCGGCCCAGCCGTGCTGATTGAAGACGAGCTCTTGCGGCAAGAAGCAGAGAAGTTCGCCGAAAAACAGGGGCTCGGCAAGGGCGCCACGCTCGACGGCTTCGCCAGGGCGATGGCCAGCGCGGGGGCTATGGCGCCAAAGTTCGTGCCGCGCCCCCCGGCAAACGCGGATCCGATCGCCGCGCTTGTGGCCAAAGCGGCCTTGAGCAGGCAGGAGTTGGCGGCCAATCCCGCCCTGGCGGCTCACCTGGACCGCGTCACGGGGGATCGCCTTCCGTTCATGTTTCTCCCGAGGACCTTCAACGAGGCAGGCACTCCGCTCGTCCAAATTCCGCCGGTGATTGCGGCAAAAGGCTCCTACGACGCCGAGGACCTCCTGGCGCAAAGCGTGCACGACGTGACGGGCCAAAGAGTCCCCCTGGCAACGATTCGCGAACGCCTGCAGTACCAGGACCGACCTGCACCCGCGGAAACTCCCATGGACCGGGAGTTCGATCACTACGACCCTGTTGAGCGTCGCTGGTTGCCGACATCGAGGGGCCAGATCGTCGATGACGCCAGGCGGCAACGGGAAGATCACGTAGACCTGCCGGAAACGGTCTCAAACACGTCCTGGGCCCCCTTGCAGGAGCAGGCCGCAGAACAGCTACTGGGCACCGGCGGCCAGCAGCTTGGCCTGCCGAGGGAGGGCAGTCGACTGACGGGCACTCAGTTCCAATGGGCACCCGATCCCGCCACGGATGCGCTGCGGGAGTACATGGCGCTTCGTGCTAGGCAGATGCCGGCGAGGGTGCGCAATGTACAGCCCGCAGACCAGCTCCAGCTACCCCTGGATCCAGCGGTCGAGCAGCTGTCGTTGGGGCCAGCGCCGCAGCTCCGACTCAGCCCCTTCAGCCCGGAGATGGCTGCACGAATTTCGCGCCTGCGCACGGCGCCCGTAGTGCGGGCCGGCGAAGGCCGCGGACCGCGGGTCGATCAACTGGGCCTCCCACTGCAGACAGGGGTCTACGCCACGGCGAATGGCGAGGTGCGGCGCTCCTTCGACCCTCCGGATCGCCCTGGGTTCAGGCCGGCTCGCAGCGTTGGCCGCGCAGCAGGGCCCAATGCAGGCAGCGATTACTACGGCCTGGGCGGCGACGCCGGCGCCTACCAGCAGCCGATGACCATGGCAGGGGCCATGGGTGGATTCGACTACGGCGCCATGGCAGAAGGGCTTGGTGCAGCGCCAGGCAGCCCTGAGCACACCATGGCTATGGCTCAACTGGCTAGTCGAGTCGCCGCACGCCGGAGGGCGACCGCTGCTGGCTCTCAGCGCACCGTGACCCCCCAGATGGAGCAGATGGGCCTCCTGCCCTGAAGGCGATGAACTCCGCTCCGGCCCAACTAGCATGCAATTATCAAGGCCTTGACCATGGCTAGTCATACCGGCATCAACGTGGATCGCTACGCCGGCGAACACCTGATCGCAGCGCTCCATGCCGCCGACGATCAGAAGAAGAAGAAGCGCGATGTGTCCATGAGTTCTCAGGAGGGCGTATCCAACAAGACGCCGTCCAATGAGTTCCTCGCGATTGGCGTCAACCAAGGAGAGTTCGGCAAGGCAGCTGCAGATCCCAAGAACCCGTTCTTCAACGCCTATGTCGCTCGCTTGCAGCAATTCCCCGAGTCACAGCCTTCCCCCTCTTCGTCCTCAGCCGCCTGATTCGCCATGAGATTCGCTGCTCAAGCATTGCAGGGTCTTAAGGGACTGGCCGGGAGTCGCGTCGGTCGGGCGGTCCTCCCCCAGACCGGTGCGGAATGGCTCATGAGCGTCGGACCTAACGTGGCTTTTGCCGGCATGACGGCCATGAACCAGCCCGAAGGGACCGACGGCCTGACTCGCTTCGGGGCCGGCGTAGAGGACCTGTTTGGCAGCGGGTTACTGCAGACCGTGGGTCGCGGCTTTGGCCATGGGGTTGTTGGCGGGGCTCGCCGCATGGGAGTCCCCCTGAACAGCGAGTGGGGCATGGGCATCAAGGGCTTCGCTGAGCTGGGCACCGAGGCACTCGGGTACGGCCTGGTACCAAGGCCTTTCGCGAACAGTGCTTATGAGAGGTTTGAAGAGCGCATGAGCGAACAGCAGCGCGCTGAACTGGCCGCTCGCGACGAAGAAATTCGCCGGGAGGCGCTGGTCGCTGCCGGGATTCGCGGCTATATGTTCCCGCCAGGGTTGCAGCTGCCAATGTTCGGCGGTGGCATGAACGAAGGTGCCATCTGATGGAGACCCCCCGGATCCCCAGGTCAGGCCTTGGGCTGCGGGATGTCTTCAAGCAGGCTTTCATGGCCGATCCGGACTTCAGGTCCTATGGGAGCGTCGCGGATCCATTTGCGTGGCTGATGCGCCGCTCGAACATCCTCGATGCCGCCAGGCAGTACGCACCGGACTACCTGCTTGGATACGGCCCTGAAAAGCTCAAGGCGTTCGACGAGCAACGGGCAGTCGACCCCGAGATGCGGCAGAACACTCTGCGCGTCGGGGACTTCCCTGAGCTCGACGGCAAGGAGGTCAAGCAGGGGCGCGGGCCTGACCTTGCTCGCCGCGGTGCCCAGTTCGCCGGCGCCGCCGCCAAGGACGCCACGACACAAGGACTCCAGAGCATCTGGTGGTTCCTGAACGCCCCAGAAGCCGCTTCAGTGCTGGCCGCCAGCCAGGCGCAACACGGGGCGCTGGCGAGCCGCCTGCTGCCGTGGGAGGAGCCGATCCCTCAAGCCCCCGCAGGATCCCCGATCACTCGCCCATCGCTGAGGTTCGCCGCGGCGTTCCCTCTCGTCCTGGCCGCCTCCGCTGCATCGGGCACCCTGTTCCGTCAACCCGGCTACGGGGCTGTCCTGCCTACCGAGGAGGACAGGAAGGAGAGTGCCGATCCGATCACCGAGAGGCTCTACCGCACCGTCGGCCGCAGCGGTTCACTGCTGCCTTACAAGGAGTTTGTCCAGGAGCGCCCCGACGTGTCGCCCGGGGAGTACGAGTCGTACAAGGCCTTCCTTCATGGCGACAAGGGACTCGTCAAGTTCACTCCGGATGGGATCCATGGGGCGGAGGTCAACTTTGTCGGCAAGTCGATCCCCCTGCTGACCGGCCTGCTGCCCCTGGTCGGTGGTCTTGCGGCTGGCCGAGCCGGATTGCGGATGGCCGGCAAGCGCTTGGCCGACTCCCCGAGCGGCAATCGCTTCGAGGAGCTCCAATCCCTCAGGGAAGCCAAGGACAAAGCGAAGCTCAACCTGACCTACACCAAGGGAGGCTTCGCGCCTGAGGCCCCGGGCGGCGGGAAGCTGACGACCGAGGAAGCGACCAAGATTCACGCAAGAGCCGTTGAGGATTACACGGCAGCCGCGAATCACGTCGAGTCCAGGCTCCTGCTGGGCACCCTGGCCGGCACCTCGGCGGGACTGGGGATCACCGGTGCCGGGGCAATGCTGCTCGAGCAGGTGCGCCGCGCCCGCAACCTGGAGGAACATCGCCTCGCCGCAGAGGAAGAAGCGAGGCAGCTACAGCTTTCAGGCAGGCCTCCCGAAGGCACCACATAGAATGCCTGGGTAGACAGAGCGAGAGCTAGCGTGAATAGCGGCTTTGATCCGTTCGATGGGCGCAATCCCTTCCAAGCGGCAGCAGCGCGTGGTCGTGCGAATGAATGGACCAAGATGCGCGCAGAGGAGCAAGCGAAGCAACGCAGCTACATGCAAGCCATGAACGCCAGCAACGGGCAGGGCGGTGCGCCCGCGCAAGCGCCTGCCTCCTCTCCCCTGCAGCAAGGGCTGGGTGCCGTGGCAGATAAGGCTGGCGGGTTCCTTGGCGGCGCCCTTGCTAAGGGCCTCTCTGGCATCCTTGGCGGCGGATCGACCGGCTCTTCCTTGTGGGACAAGAGCGCATCGATCGGCCCGTCGACCTGGATGTCCGGTTTCGGGATCAAGTAGTCATGGCAAGCCGTTTCACAGCTAACGGGTTCAACACCAGCGGGCTGGAAGCTGATGTGGCTGCTGGGCCAGGAAGTAGCACGAAATACTACGGCAACACGAGGTTCATGGATGGCTACCTAAACGAAGAAAGCGAACGTAATGCTTATGAAATTGAGCAAAAGAATACCGACAGCTGGAGGAGGGCCTACGAGCTTTCGGACCTGCGCAGGCAAGCCACTGCTGGGGCAGGCGGCGGCCAGGCCAAGGCTCCGAACTTTGTCGGGGAGCTAGGCAAGGTTGCAGCCGGTTCGGCCGTCAGTGCTGCGGTGACCGCCGGCTTCGCGCTGATCTGACGCAATGGATGACTTCTCCAAGCGCGTTGATCGAACCCTGGTGCTGATTGAGCGCGGTCACGAGTCGTTTCCGCTGAGCGCGGTGCTGTGGTCGGGCGGCAAGGACTCCATGGTCCTGCTGCACCTGCTGCATGACCTCGGGTTCCAGCCGCCGGTGATCTTCTTTCGCGAGCCATGGCAGCCGCGCCGGTACTCCTTCCACGACAGATTGATCCGGGATTGGGGATTGCAGGTGATCTCCTGGCATCCGAGCCTGGTCGCCTTCCAGTCGCATGGCGATGAGTTCGAGCTGCAGAACATCTACCGGCTCAACGGCGGCAACTTCTCCTGCCCCACGGGGATCACGCACCGCGGCCCTGCCCCAGCCGGTAAGAACAAAGACGAGCCCTGGGTTTGCGCGGTCGACATGGCGTACCGGCCGACCCAGGAGCGACTAAAGATGCAGACACCGTTCCAGGCGTTCTGGGTCGGGCACAAGGAGTGCGACACCGATGCCGTGCTGGGCGGCCCGGCTGGCACCAAGGTGGACGCCGTGATGCGCGTCGATGGGGCCATGGCTCTGTTCCCTTTGCGGGACTGGAGCGATGCGGACATCTGGCGCTATATCGAGGCCTACAACGTGCCCTACGACCGGGAGCGTTACCGGCTCATGGATCCGCTGCTCGGGCACCCGGTCGAGGATCCGGATCGCCGGCACAACATTGACTACGTGCATGCCTGCACGGCGTGCATCGATCCTCGGCCGGGCGCCCCTGAGTCCGTCTACTGCCCGAAGCTCGATTGCACGATCGCCAACTGCTCAGAACTGGTGCCCTGGACGGAGCCAGTGAGGCCGAAATACATGGCCGAGAGGGAGCAGGAATCACTGCCTAGAATCGGCGCAGACTCGAAGTAGCAGAAACATGTCCGGCCTTGCCACGGTTCCGGCTCATCAGAAGTTCCTGAACAACCTGACCCCTGCTCAGCGACGCTCTATCAGTGCCGCGGGCTTTGCGCTGAGCGGTGTTCCAATTGCGTTGAGCGCGATGAACGAGCTCAACGGCGACCCGACGAACCCCCTGGCGAACGCCGGCGGAGCGGTCGGGTCGCTGGGGCTTGGCGCAGCTGGCGGTTTCGTTGGCGGCCTCCTTGGCAGTCCTTTTGGTCCGCTGGGCGCTTTCGCCGGTCGAGCTCTTGGCGGCCTCGCCGGTAGCGCTCTGGGTGGCTCCCTCGGTGAGGGCGCCGTCAAGGGCGTGCAGGCGCTGACGACTGATCCGGTCGGTACAGAGATTGCTGCCAACGAACGCCGGACCGCGTCGGCCTTGAAGATGCAGCAGTTGGCCGCATGGCCGCAGCTCTCGATTCAGATGGCTGCTCAGAGGGCTGCTGATGCTTCGCAGGCGCGGCAGGCGACTATTGCGTCGGATCTCAATGCCAGGAACGCCTACATGCAGGCGCTATTCGGTGCGGCGATGAATCCTGGGCGCTCCTATTCGGATCCCAGCAGCTCTGCGATGCTTTCCAATATCTTTACTCAGGGGCTGGCCTGATGACCGTGATCACGCCTGAACCGTTCAGTGGCATCATGGGTGGCGCCTGGGATTACAAGGCTTCGCCCTTCCAGACGCACGAGCTTGCACGGGTAAACAATCAGGCGTTACTCGATCAAGCCAGGATCCAGGCGGCCAATCAGATTGACGTGGTCAATGCACAGGGTGCAAACCTTCGCGAGACCAACCGTCAGACGGCCCTACTCAATCGCCGGGCCAATGCCCGAGCCAATCTCTTCAACCTTGGCTCAGCATTTGCCAACCTTGGGGGAGTACGGAAGGCGGGCTCCTCCGACATCCAGGAGAGGCTTTTGGCCCTCGGGGCTCCGGTTTCGGTAAATGATCAGCTGGCCAGCGCCTACACGACCATGACAGGCTTGCGAGGCCTTCAGGGGGAGATGACCTCCTGGGATAGCCGAAGCGACGCCGCTGTTTCCGCCGCCCTGAGCAATGGCCTTTTCCAGTAGGCCCGCCTGCTGTAGCTGACGCTTTGTCACTTCTCCTAGAATCGGGCGATAAAGGCAGGACGCCGCTCCATGGGTTTCTTCACTGACCTGACGGCCGGCGCCGGGAACGCCGCTTTTGCGCTCGGCCGACCGTTCCGGGAAGAGGCCAGGAGGGCGGTTGCTGATCAGGAGCAAAAGGCCGCTGCCGCCAAAGCGGATTTTGAGAAGTACTCGACAAAAGCTGAGAAGCTGAGGCGAGAGCATCAGCTTGAAGATGAAGATCGGGCCCCCGGACTGGCGGCCCAGGTACAGACCGTCCAGCAGCGTGGGCTAGATCGGGATCACGACAGGGGCAAGGACTTCTTGACCCATCAGACCGATGAAGGGATTAGGGCCATTGGGGTGGCCGTCCCAGCCAAGATCGCTGTCAGTACGGCCGACTACAACAATCAAGGGACCCTGGACACAACGCGCACCAGGAATGAAATTTCCAGGCTGAACGCAACCTACGGCGGCCAGCGGGGGCTTCTTGGTGGCACCTACATGGACCTCCTTGATGCGCAGAGGAGGGCCGGCGCCGGCACTCAAGGGCGGTTCATTGGGTCGACTCCCTTGATGGAGCAGTTAGGGGCGAACCAAAGAGACAGTCAGCGCGACTACCTCAACACCGTGCTGGAGCTGGACAGGCGGAACCAGCCGCAGGGGATCGCAAAGTTTTCGCAGCAGCTCGCCCCAATCGTTGGCTTGGGCGCCTCGATCCTCAGTGCATTTCTTTGAGCCATGAGCAGTAGAGCAGGTCGCGTCGCGCGGGCAGAAGCCAGGGCCAGGGCGGCTCAGCAGCTGGCTCAACGCTCTGAGGAGTCGCCGAAGCCAGCGGAGCCGGACTACAACACGCCGAGTTCGTTCTACGGAGCGAGCCCCGAGTTATCGGGCTCAATCACTGGTTGGCTGAACAGCAACAAGGGCAACAAGGCCGTTGGTGCGGCCGGTGCCGACCTCTTCTACAACTCCGCGACTGCGGCGCTCAAGGAGGGCAGTGACGTGAGTTACGCCAAGGCCATGGCACCCCAGGCCCTGGATTACCAGAGGCAGTCGCAGGGGATCGCATCTGAGGCCAGGGACCGCGAGATCGCCTCTCAGGGCAAGGTCGACTACGACCGGACGAAGCTAACGACAGACACCACAAGAGATACCGCAAGGGAGGGCTATCAGAGCCAGGAGAGGCAGATCGGCCTGACCGGGGACGAAGCGCGCAAGACACTCCTTGCAGGCCGCGCGGATGCCCGGGGTGCCATGCGGGAACGGGGGCGGACGCTGTTTGCCTGAGCCCTACCCGGCTGTTGCTGGCTTCCTGTCGTCCCTTGATGGCGTCCAGAGGGAGCGGTTCCTCGCTGCCTGCGAGGCTCGTGACTCCGCGTTGCAGACCTGGGTCTACGCCTGCGCGATGGGCTATGAGGGCGACTTCCTGGCCCTTGATGGTTGGTTGCAGGCGCGTTACCCCCGGCTGGACCGACGCAAGATGCTGCTTGCGGAGGCGATCAAGCTCGAGTCCGACATCGCCAAATTACGCGACCCGGACGGCCTTGTCGGCTCCGGTGATGACGGCGCTGCACCGGTCAGGCCGCTGGACGCAACGAAAAACATTGCCTCCCTCTCGAAGGAGATGCGCGGGCACCTTGTCGAGGTCGAGCGGATGACCCGAACCATGGATCGCCGCGGGCTCCTACTGACCGGTGCCGATCGGCTCCTGCGAATCCAGCAGGACATGTTTGCCGACAACGACGAGATGAAAGCGGCCCTCGAGCAGAGCTTTGAGGCGTTCTGGAGCCAAATGAACGACGAGCGCTAGCTCAGCGGTTACGCTTGTGCCATGGCAGACCTTGCGCTTGCCAGGGCACACAAACGCTCTGGGCGTCTCACGGCGCGGCGCGTCCCTCAGTCCAAGGCCGACTTTGAAGTCGTCAGCGAGCGCGTCAAGCTGGCTCGTGACGATTTTGGCGTTTTCTGCACTGCGATGGGCAAGCCGCCGGCGCCGCACATGCTGGAGTGGCACCGAGAGCTAATTACCGGCAACAGTAATGAGCACCTGCTTGATATTGCAGGGGCTGATGAATGCTTACTAAGTCCGAGAGGTTCAGCCAAAAGTACAGTCATTGGCCTGCTTTGTGCTTGGTGTATCGGACGTCATACTCTAGCAAAGAAGTTATTACGAATCCTTTACGTTTCATTCATTGTCGACGTCGCCCGGGGCAAGAGCGCCGCGATCAAGAACACGATCCTCTCCGAGGCCTACCAGGAGATCTTCCCCTGCGTGCGGCTCTCCAAGACTCGCACCAGTGACGAGCTCTGGTCGATCGACTTCGAGCACGCCGAAATCGACATCCGCGGGGAGGACGCCTTCACGCTGGCCTGCGCGGGCCTTGCCGGTGCGATCACCTCAAAGCGATCAAACCTGGTCATCCTCGACGACTTGATCAAGTCCAAGAAGTCGATCGAGAACCCGGAGATCCGCCGGGAGATGGAAGCCAACTGGAACAGCGTGATCGTTCCGACCATGTTCCAGGGCGCCCGGGCGATCGCCTTGGGCACTCGCTTCCACTTCGACGACGTGTTCGCAACGACCTTCATTGAGCGCAACGGCTGGAAGGTCATGATCCAGGCGGCGCTGATGTTCGACGACGAGGGCGTGCCCCGCTCGTATTGGCCGGAATGGTGGTCTCTCGAATACTTGCAGGACCTGCAGGAGAAGGATCGGGTCTCGTTCGCGTACCAGTACATGAACCGTGCGGTGCGCTCGACCGAGCTGGGTATCTCGCCAGATCTGTTCATTCGCGGCCAGATCCCCGATCAATTCGACTTAATTGGCGTCGGCATGGACCTCTCCTCCGGGATGAAGGAGCGCAACGACTACACCGTTTTCATGCTGGGCGGCTTGGACGGGGACACCTTCTACATCATCGACAAGCGGCGGATCAAGACGATGGGAAACATCGAGAAGGTCGAGGCCCTCTGCGAGCTGCTGCACGAATGGAACCTGCTGGGGCGCGACCCGGATGGCCGCTACCTGCCGACCGGCTCGGACGTGACGATCTGGCCGGAAGCCGTCGCCTACCAGAAATCGTTCGAGGGCGACTTCAAACGGATTGCGCATCAGGAGTCGAGCCTGGTCCGCGAGCCGCTTTTCAACCTGCGGGTCCGGCCGGTTACTGGAGTCCGCGGGGACAAGCTGGCTCGCTTCCGCGGTGTTATGGGCTTGTTCGAGACCGGCAAGGTCGTCTTCAATAGGTACCGAGACTTCCGCGTGGTCTTCGACGAGGTCGTGAACCTGGGCAACTCCCCGCACGATGACTGCGCTGACGCCCTGCAGATTTTGCTAGATCAGGGGTCCCGGCGCGGCAAAATCCACATTGAGTGAGCGGCGAAACCAGCACTGAGCGACGTGTCTCGCGCCAGTGTCAACCCTAAGATGCACCCATGGCCCAGCAAGACACCGGACGCTTTGAGCAGATCCTCGAGGCGGCTCGCGAACGGAAGAGCGACAACGGCGCCGACACGACAATCGTGTCCGGGCATCTTGCACAGATGCGGCTGTTCATGCTCCGGCAGGGCATCGAGTTCTACCCCAGGGCCGACACTTACGGATTCCGGCACCCGTTCCTTGAGAAGCTGATCGAAGAGAACGAGATCGATCAGCGGCTGGAGGGCATCACTGATGACTTCATCGCTCGGGGCAAGGGGTTGTGGTTCTTCCGCCCGGTCGGCAACAACTACCGCATCATGTGGTTTGGCCGTGACGACTATAAGGCGTACTACGACTCCGACCTGCAGCTCGAAGAGCTTGACCTGATCTATTCCTTCCAGTCCCGGGCCAACGTGGGGGCTCCGGCTCTGCAGCAGCCCGGAGGGGCCAAGAAACAGTACGTCCGGTTGTCGGTCAAGCGGGATCAGATCGTCGAGAGCATCTCGGACGAGAGGCCGACATTCGATACGCCGCTCCCGGTCGACACTCTCACCGGCCGGCGCCGGACGACCAATAACTCGTTGGGGTTCGTCCCTGCTATCGAGGCCTTCAATTGGATGCGCTCGACCGGCATGGACGCCACGGGCGACTTCGCTGGACTTGAATCGCACATCCTCAAGCACGACCGGCTGGTCCGGAACATCGGGGACAACATCAACTTCTTCGGGAGCCCGACTCTCGTCTCGAGCCGACCTAAGAGCGACCTGGTCGAGGCCGGTGACGGCGCTTCCGCTCAGCGACCGACGATCAGCAGCCGTGCGGGCTTCTCCTCAGAGGATCGCTCAAGCACTCGCTTCTCCTTGACCGGTGCGCCGACACTGGACGGAAGCGTCAGGGTGCCAAGGCTGATTGCCAATCTTGAGTCAACGGACCGGGTCCAGTACATCTCGCCGAATGCCGTCACCGGTGACCAGAACCTCTACGCCCGCCAGTACCGGGAGGAAGTGCGCACGGCTCTCGGGGGCGTCGATGAACTGGGCATCAGCTCCGGCGCTACGGCCTACGAGATCAAGAGCCTCTTCGGGCGGGCGGCGACTACGGCCCTTCGTAAGTGCCGGGGGCTGCTGACCTACGGGCTCTGCAAGCTGCTGAGCCTGGTGATCTACAACGAGGAGCGGATCTTCCGCGAGAGCTTCTCGATGGCGGTGAACGTCTTGCCGCCGGATGCTCCGATGAAGGAAGACTTCGAGGGCGACGACGAGGCCTTCTCCGCCGCTGAAGAGAAGTACCGGGCCGGTTATGCCAAGTATCTGGACAAGCTGGATGCCGCGATCGGGAAGGCGATCGAGAAGCAGGAGTTTCCGCCGGGAGTGGTCGGGCTGATCCCGGACGGGGATCGCCGGATCGAATGGCGCTGGAGAGGGCCGGTGTTCGAGGAGTCGACCGAGGACATCCTGAACAACTCGATCGTCGTCCGGAACCTACAGGAACTCGGGGTCAACTCAATCGAAGCCCTGCGCTACCTGTTCCCGAGCAAAACCGACGAGGAAAGGAGCGCTATGCTCAATGGGTACCCATTCAGGCTGGCTCAGGCGACGCAGCAAAGCATTGCGACGTTCCTGAACCTCATAGGATCGATGCGGCAAATACCGCATCCTCAAGCGCCCAATCTGCCACTCATCGCAGACGCCAGGCTCGACCTGACACCCTTCCTCTACCGAACCTTTGATTTCCTCAAGCGGGAGCTGACTTATGCAGGACAGTTTGGTGATGCCCCAGGCTCAGGCGACCCCGCAGAGCTCGATCCCATCCAACGTGCCCGCGTCAATGCAGGCCGCCCCGTCGATGCAACAGGCGCCGATCGGGCAGCCTTCGTACCCGACGCAGCCCAGCTATCAGCAGCCCGCACCGCCGGCCCAGGATCCATGGCAGGCGGCGTACAGCAACCTGGCAGGTCGTTTGAGCGCGACGCCCCAATACCAGCCCCAGGAGCCCTCATGGGCACCGACCCTATCGGGAAGCGCCTACCAGGCTCCCTACCCTTCGGCCGTTCCCAGCTACCCCCCGGCATACAGTTCGGCGACGCCGACCTACGCGCCCCAAGCAATGCCGGCGTATTCGCCGAGCTTGCAGAACGCGTGGCCAAGCGCCCCGAGCGCACCAGTCGCCCAGCACGCTCAGGGCGTCGACGGGTACCTCGACAACGTCAGCAATGAGTCGCTGGAGGTCCTCCAGCACTTCGGCGGCGAAGCTCCGGCACTGCTGAACAAGTACGCCTGCGCCGTTGAGGATGCTTTGCTGGTGCAAGCGCAACAAAGTGCCGAGTCTCTGCAGCAATTGCAGCAGCTGCACGGCAACCTGCAGCAGCTGGAGCTTGCGTTGAACGCAACCCTGGAGGATAACCAGGCCTACAACCTGTTGACCACGAACCCCGACCTGCTTGCCGACTACGTCAACGAGTTCTTCGGGCCCAATGGTCCCGCTCCGGTGGAGCTGCCCCAGGATCGCCTCGAGGCCGAGGTCGCCGCTCGCAATCCCGGCTATCAGCGCCCGCAGATGGATATGCCAGCCCCTGGCTACCAGCCCGCTCAGAACTCCGAGTTCTGGGGCACCTTCTCGCAGGTCGCCGAAAAGCAGCCCGATCAGCTCTGGCGCCTTCTTTCGCAGGCCCCCGCTGAAGCCCTGCGCGGCAAGCTGCTGATCTCTGATTCCTGATCACGGAGCAACTCCATGAATCTGTTCACAGGCGGCAACCCAACGCTGCTGGGCAACTCCGCTGCTGGCGGATCATTCCATCAGTCCCGGATCAGGCCGGCACAAGTTCAGTCCGCTGCTGGCTCCCTGGCAATGACGGCTGGGCCCGTGAATGCTGCGGCCCAGGGTGATGCGCTCCGCAGCGCCGCCATGGAGGTCAACACCGAGCGGAGCCGGATGATGCAGGCCGGGCAAAACCAGCAGGCGGAAATGGCCGCAGCTCAGTCCCTGCTCAACGAGCACAAGACGCGAGCAATCCTGGGTGAATGCCATCGCTGTGGCATCGATCCCTCAGGCCTGGCCCTCCCGAAGCTTGCCCAAATGATGATGGGCGCGGCCTGAGAGCTGAGTCATGGCTGATCGTGCCGCAGCCAAAGCGAGGGCCAGTGGTCACATCGAGGTTGCCGGCGAGCGCTTCGAGGGGCTGAATCAGCCGAAGCGGACCCCGGGCGCCAACAAGAAATTCGCGGTAGCCGTCAGGAATCCCAGGACCGGTGATCCGCAGATTGTCCGATTCGGCGATCCCTCGATGGAGAACTACCGCAATGGTCCCAATGGCCGCGGGGGGCATGGCGACGAGGGCCGGCGTGACAACTTCAAGTCCCGGCACAACTGCAGCGAGAAGACCGACAAGACAACGCCCGGGTACTGGAGCTGTCACTGGTCCTGGTGATCGCCCTGGCTAGCATCGAGGGAACTCAGGGTGTAGATCATGCGGATGGCCGCAGCAGCGCCGATTGCCGGCCGGTTGTCTCAGCTTCTCCTAGATAGCGACGGCGTCTTGGCGGGCAACCCCAGCTTTGATCTGAGCTACCCCAAGATCCCCGGCAGGAACGTCGAAGGGGTTCCGAATGCCAACGAGCCGGAGATGCGCAAAAAACTGATGGAGCGATTTCTTCGGAACCCTAGCGGCGGCGAATATCTTCCCGGCTTCCTGAAGAAAGCAGAAGCGGAGTCTCCTTACCAGCTGCTTTGATTGCCTCATCTAGCATGGTGTTACTCCGTGTAAGACCATGCGACTAGCAGGAAGCCCCGAGGTGTACCAGGCGCTGGTGAAGCACCTCACCAGTGACGAGATGCCACGGCCCGCGGCGGGGCACATGGCAGCCGAGGTGCTGACCCATGGCGAGGGCGTTGACACCAGTATTGAGCGCTTCAGGCAGGCCTACGAATCGTTCAAGCAGCAGGGGTTCAGCGACGAAGCCGCTCAACATCTCGCCGTTGAGTCGCTCGAAGAGGGAGAAAGCTACTCCGGAAGAGAGGCGGGAGAGGAGCAGTACCAATCACTGCGGGGCTGACGCGATGACAACGGTTCCCATTTCCAGCTACATCAGCTCCTTCGATCCGGGGAGGGCTCATCATCGCGCCTGGCTGCAGGCGGTCCTCGAGGAGCTGGTGCGCCTGGATCCGGATGCTCTGGATCGGGAGGGCAGCCTGCACTCGATCTGGAGCGCAGCGGTGCCGGCTAAGCCGTCTACCCCGGCTGGCGTTCCTGCGCCCCTCAGGATCCCGAGCAAGCCCCTGGCGGTGCCGTATTACAGCCAGAGGGACTCAGCGACGTCCCAAGCGCAGCGGATGTGCTTCTCCAGTTCCTGCGCCATGCTGCTGAGCTACCTGCGCCCGGACGCCTTGAAGGGTCCGAATGGGGACGATCAGTACCTGCGCACGGTTCAAAGCTTTGGAGACACGACTGATGCGCAGGCTCAGCTGAAGGCCCTGGCCAAGTTCGGTGTCAAGGCGCGCTACGTGCAGGACGCTGACTTCCGGTTGATCCAGAGTCAGATCGATCGAGACGTCCCGGTACCTTGCGGCTACCTGCACCGCGGGCCGATTGAGCGGCCCTCGGGCGGAGGGCACTGGCTGATCGTGATCGGATACAACACCAAGGGCATCATCGTGAACGACCCGTTCGGGGAGCCCGACCTGCTGAGGGGCACGACTTTGAACTCTTCCGGGAAGGGGCTGAGCTTGACGAGGGAGAACTTCGGCCGGCGTTGGATGGTTGAAGCGGTAGGCGGCGGAGGGTATCGCTACGCCCCGGGGAAGGGCTGGGCGATCGTTGCTGAGCCCTGAGCGATTGCGCTCCGCTCAGACCTCCTTGAGGACGAGTCCTGCAACCGAGAAGCGAACGGCATCGCCGACAGCGATCGCCAGGGGGCTGGTGAGGGTGCCGTACTCAAGGAAGTTGCCAGCTGTTGCGGCGTCCCAGCACCCGAAGTAGGTAATGGTTGCGGCGCCCACTGCTGAAGAAGAGAGGGTGACCACGGCGGTGTTGCTGCTCTCGAAGGACGTGGTACTCCCGGCCACTACCGACGTTGGGGCGCTCCAGTTTGCGGAGGCGATCGACCCCCTGCCCCCGACAGTCGCGACCGTGACATCACCTTGCGTACCGTTGGGGCCCGGTAGCGAGCTGTGCAGGCTGATGTAGATCGTCGCAGGTGCCGCCGGCATGGCTGTACCGCGGTGCCAGTTCAGCAGGTTGTAGGCCAGGTACTGAGAGAAGGGCATGCCAGGGCTGTCAATACGCTCATTCTGACAGGCGGTTAGGGGCCGTAAGGCGAGGTCCGAGTGATCGTGCCGCTCGGGGTGGCCTGCATGGTGGCGGCGCCACTCAGCTCGCCCTGCTGGAAAAGCCGCCCGTCGGGGATGGCGCGCATTTCCGCCTTCCCTTCAAGCTTGGCGAGACCGATCCTTGCGTACGATTCGTCCAGCAGCTCGCAAACCCCAAACAGATCTCCCGGGGGACTGATAGAGATCTGGAATCTGTACGGCAGCTGCGGCCACTGCGAGTTGGAGATCACGATGCGGTACAGCCCCGCAGGCATGATTGCCGCAAACGGCGAAGTGAACTCCGCAGATGGGTCACTGACTCCTGTCCCTCCTGACTCCGTGACGACAGCAGAGCTTTTGGCGCAGTCGTCCTCGCAGTAGCCCGTGACCCAGTAGTCACAGGCGACGTAGCCCAGGTCAAGCGATAGCAGCACGGCCGACTCCAGGTCCCGAGGCGTCAGGACGGAGGAGTTACCGAAACCATCGATCCCGATCGGAACGGGCCCGGCTTCGTTGTTCAGGGTGATTGAAATATATTGGTCGGTGTAGCGATTAAGCAGGACCCGACGCAAACCGATCCTCGATGGCTGGAGCGCCCGGAAGAAAAAGAAAAGAGTCTGAGAGCCGCTTTCTGCCCCGACGACACCCTCGAGATCGAACCCGGCGCTGTAGATCTGACCGAGGTCCCTCGGCTCGTGGACTGAGGTATATCGAACGTAACGCGGCCGATTGAAGCTGGGCGAAGCGATGTCACTGCCGCCGTAAGACTGCGTTACGGCGAGCTGGAATACGGAATCATCCACTGGACCTCCTCAGCGTGTTGACATGCCCCCGCCGGCCGCGGAAGGGAGCCGGGATACTGTTTTCCGGCGCGACCCTTGGATCCTAGGAAGCCGCCGGATGGGCTCATTTGTCTGTGGACTGGATCAAGGCACGGCCATGTGAGCTGCCAAGACGCAGCGTATGTCGCATGGAGCGATGGACCAGGGGCCTCAAGCAGGACGCAAGGTCGTGCATCTGTTGCGGGCCAAAGCGGATGATGGGCCTCGTGCCAGGCAAGAGGGACGAGGCGACACCCAGTTGCTGGATCGCATGATTGACGAGTGCGGCTTCGTCTGATGAGTCAAGCCAAATCTCGCCGCTGCGGCAGATCCAGCGGCCACGATCAAGCCAAAGGCACGCAATGCCCTGGGCTCCGGCGACCTGGAGGGCCTCTTCATTGATGCCGCCTTCGAGGATCTCGACGGCTCTTTCCAGGTACGGTGATTGGATCCGTACGCGGCGGAGGTCGTAGTACCCCCTGCCGGAGATGTCGTCTTCCTCGACACGGATTGGTTGACGAATCGAGCGCCTCAGCGCGCGGACTTGGTGCTCAAGGTATGTGGCCTCGGTTTCCAGGCGGCGCATTTCCAACCATGGTCGCTGGCGAACCCCTTTGCGGCACAGTTGTCCGATCCCGAGCGAGTAGGCGACGGCCAGGCTGACGAAGCTTGCCGTCATTGCCAGTCCGGAGCGAATAGGTGTGCCCTACTGGAAGGAGCATGCGGCCTAAGCGCCTCCCGCAGACGCGTAGCTTGCTCAGGCCCGAAGAGAAGGCGAGGTGAGCCCGTGCTCCTTCCTGCCTTGAGCCGGGGGTACATCGCGGTCGAGGCCGCACCGGTGAGGGATTCAAGCCAGCTGCTGACGATCCGCGCTTCTCCTTCGGTTTGACCGACCCGGCGCAGAAGGATCCCCTGGTCCATGAAGGGCCTTGCGCCCTCAGCCCAAAGCCAGGCTGCTGCCCTTGCATCGAGGATTTCAAGCGCTGGCGATGTGATCTCACGCTCGCCGCAGGGGTAGAGGAGGTTGTAGATCAGGAGCAGCTTGTCCGACGTGAAACGGAAGCGGAGCACGGTTGTCGAGCGACCCGATTCGCGCTGCTGGGTTCGATAGGGAGTAATGCGCGCCGTCGTCGGCACCCAGCGGCGAATCTCTTCGGCCTTCTCCTCCAGGAAGCTGCGCTCGCTCTCGCCGCCGTGCATTGCCGCGGTGATGCGTTCTTTCGTTGGCGTGCGACTGCGGACTAGGCAGCCGTCTGCCAGCAGCACGCCAAGCACTCCCCGTACGCCCTGTGTGTTCAATTTCGCCACATCGCTGCCGCTAGCGTAAGGCCTGGCACGCAACCCGCGCGCTTTATCCCTCATCGCTCGGAGCATTTCTTCCCATGTGGGTCGATAATGATTTCCCGAAGGTGCTGGGTGCCGAGCTCTACCGGCCCCATCCCGCCTACGTGATCGAAATGGCCGTGGACCCCGTTGTGGTCCATGACTTCGGTGCGCAGCCCGGGCAAACGGTGCAGCTGGATCGGTACCGCTATTGGGGGAATCCTGGCACCAAGGATTCCCGCGAGCGCACCGCTGATCAGACCATCGGCACAAGCTCCTCTCGGAACATCGTCAAGGAAAAGGTCCCTGTGACCCTTAAGGAGTACACGGGTCCTGCCGACCCGCAGAACTCCAGTCAGGCGAGCACCTTCAAGGTCGCTCGGGAAACCCTGATCACTGCTCAGCGCCTGCTGATTGACACAGCGTCCCTGCCGGTCTTCCACCAGAGCATCGGTTCGATGACCCTGCTGGACGACTATCGCCGCTGGCGCGATCGCGTCTTCGCGGACGAGCTGTTCAAGGCCGAGGCCAACGGGAAGTCCGACTCCGTCCAGGGCGGCTACTACTTCCCCAAGAGCAAGACCAAGACGGGTGTCACCGTCGCGGCGTACGACGCGAACCAGTCTGCCAAGTTCGGCGTGAAGGATGACCTCCTCGAGGTCGTTCTGCAGCTGCGCAAGCGCAACGTGCCGACCTTCGCTGATGGGAACTATCGAGCCATCCTCGATCCCACCGCGATGAAGCACATGCGGCAGGACTCCGACTTCCGCGAAGTGGCCCGCTATCCCGGCTCCGGGATGGTTGACCCCAGCCAGCCGTACCTCGCTCCTAACGCCAGCTTCTACACGGGCATGGGCCCTGGCTACGGCCAGGCCGGCTTCGTGGCAGGGCAACCTGTCATGCCGACCGGCTTCGTGTTTGAGGGCGTTCGCTTCTTCGAGTCGACCAACCTGCCCGAGAAGTCGTTTACCGCAACCATTCCGGTGACCGGTAACAGCTCCTCCGCTACCTATGAAGCAGCCCCCCTGCTGTTCTTCGGGATGCAGGCAATCGGTGTCGGCATCGGTGGCGAGAACGCTCAGATCCTGCTGAACAACAACGACGACTTCAGTCGTTTCATCATCATGATCTGGTCGCTGTACGCCGGTTTCGAGATCCTGAACAGGGATTTCGTGACGGTTGCATACTCTTTCGTCTACTGATCGGAGGAAACGACCATGAGCATCGCCAAGTCCATCTACCCCGGCAACTGGGTTGCACCGCTGAGTTCCTACCAGAACCAGCCGGTGATCGCCCTCCCTGGCCGGGTGTACTACCACCGAGTGGGTTACGTCAAAGTCACCTCCGTCGGTGCCACGTCGTTCGACGTGATCATCCCCAGCCCCGACAAGCGCCCCGACGACAAGCCGCGGGCCGACATCACCGGGCTGGTCATTCCCCAGAACGCCTACCTGTATCACGTCGGACTGCGCATTCTCGATGCGCGGAAAGATCGCAGCAAGGGCACGGCCCGCTCCGGATTGACCTGGAGCAACGGCGCCGATCGGATCAAGCTGGCCAGTGCCGTGACCGTGGGTACAACCGCGGGTGCCATCACGGCGACCACTGCCAGCACGCCGCCGCTGGATGACGCCTCGCTGACCATCGCTCCTTCTGGAGCGGCTGGCTCGGTGTTCCAGGTCATCACGCCGGTGCTGATCACGCAGTCCGGGGGCTTGACCCTCAAGCTGTACCTCGACAACGGCAGCACAGGTTCACTCGCTGCCGGCGCGGGCACCCTCTCCTCTACCGAGATTGACGGGAGCTTCTTGATTGCCGAAGCCGCCTTCTACACCGAAGACGGCGTTAGCGATGAGTCGGTCTTCGGCGGTCTGCCGAATCCAACGCAGTCCTCCGGGGCCTGAAGTTGAGTACGGAGCAGGTAGGCCACACGGCTTTCCTGCTCCGCTCACTTAGGATCTGAAACTGCAGGACCGCGGCCTTGACCAAGGGAAGAGCATGAGCCTTTACCAGAACCAGAAGACCGGGCAAATCGTGGAGCTGATTAGCTACCACGACAAGGATTACGCCATGGTCAAGACGCAGACAGGCGCCATCAACTACGTTGACCTGGCCGACCTGCACGAATACGAACCCGGTAAGGGGCGCACCGGCGAGCAGCCTGCCTCTCCGATGAAGAAGGATGATGCGGATCCGGAGGTTGTACCCAAGCAGGCGATTCCGCCCGACGTGCGGCTGAACCTGAACCTGGCCAGCGCCGAGATGATCGCCGACCGCATCAAAGGCGTCGGCTATTCCACGGCCAAGCGCGTCATCGAAGTTCGCATGAGCCTGCCCGGTGAACGCTTTGCGACCCTCGAGCAGCTCAAGCAGATCAAGCGCGTCGACTGGGACGAAGTTTTCAAGGCTGACCTCGTCTACGTCGCCTGAGTGGTTGCCTAGAATCTGCTGAGGCAAGCCCCGGCAGCGTGGAGCTCAACCAGTACGACAAATCACGTTGCCGTTTTCACCTCGGCTTCAACAGCGGCGCGCAGGTTCCAGCGGGCGATCTCGCTCGACTGGAGGAAGCGATGGCGCGCATCCCTGACTCCTACTTCTACGATCGCGTGGCCGAGCACCTTGGCCGGTGCGATCGGGCATACAGGCTCTCGGAAGTGCTGCGCAATGACACTCAGCCGATGCCAAGTCGGGTTGAGTGGATCGTTGGGGACACGGACCGCGGGATCTATCAGTCGGACCCCGAGAAATCGGATCGTCTGTACCGAGAAATCTACCTGCGAGAAGTCGATAGGCTTGCTGAGACCCTGTACGTCCCCAACTACCGGCGGGAGGACGTCCGCCGCTACGCCTTCACGCGCAGCGGTGCCGAGTTCATCAATGCGATCCCGGGCCCAGCTGATACGTCAGTGGGCACACGCGTGATGACTCTGACCGGCGCCATCAACTGGAGATAGGACCATGCCGCAGAACTACTCGGACGCTCAAGGCACCGTCTATGACTGGCGGACCGGGCGCCCTATCAGTGGCAAGGGCGGGGTTGGCAGCATCCCCCCGTCCAGGGTCCCTCCCTCGGGGCGCGCTACGAGCAGCCGCGCACCTCTCGGCGGCACTGCACCCCGCAGTAGCGCTCCCTCGCCTCGGACGCAATCCGGGCGAATCAACCAAGCCTGGGGCACCGTCCCCGATAGCGCAAACGAACAAGGATTTGGCTACCGCAGGGGGTCCACTGCGAGCTACTCGGATGCTCAGGGGCGCGAATACAACGCCGCCACGGGTCGGCCTATGTCTGGCATCAGTGGAGTAGGCGCTATCCCTCCCTCCCTCCAGACACCCCCCGCCCCCGTTCGTTCGACACCCCCTGCTACCCCTCCCCGCCAGGTGTCTCCCGCTGCTGCCCCTGTCCGCTCGGCTCCGATGCCGGGCCTTGGGACGCCGCGGGTGGAGATCCGCGCCGGTGGTCGGCGGGCGGCGGCCCTGAACAACCAGGCCCAGCAAGCGGGTTCGCCGGCTCGGTACGCCTCGGTCGGCGATGACGTCCGCCTGGCTCAGAGCGCACGCAGCGGCATGATCAGGAGTGCCCGCGAAGCGGGCAATGAAGTGCCGGCGAACTTGACTCCCGCCAGTGAGTCGTACTGGAACGACGCCGACATCCGAGCCTGGGCCCAAAAGAACAAAGGCCTCGCCAATCAACTGCGCAAGGAGAACGGTTTGCCCGATCTGGACGCCAACGGGCAGGCTCCCTGGGCTGCTCCGAATGTGACCTGGAGCGGCGACATCGATCGCAACCCCAGCCTGGCCTACGGCATGCAGAGCAACCTGGCTCCAGGGGCCGCTCAGGCCGGTGCTGCGATGAATGTTCCAGCTCAGACATGGAACGGCCCTGACCAAAGTGCGCTCGGCTTCAATCCGGACGTCAATCTGTCTGCACCGGAACGGTTCCGCGCCCCGGCTAACACCTGGAACATGCAATCGAAATTCAACCCCGGACTGGACCTTGGCACCGGCTATGGGCAGCCCGGGAACTTCCAGGGCAGCTCGTCGGTGCCCGTGGCGTCGGCCTACTCCAGCGGCATGGACTTGATGGGACGGGGCACCCCGACACCCCCGTCCGGGGTCGCGGCGACCAGTTACGGGGTGCCAGGTGCGCAAGACTTCAGCCAGGGGGCTCTTGCGCAGGTTCGCAAGATGAAGGGCAGTTACGGGGGCGCTGGCCGGTTGAACTTCAACCCGCAGTCCTTCCGCTGATCGCCTTGGTTGACTCTCGATAAGATGAGGCAATCAACGGCCTCTTCCTGTGAGTAGCACGAGTACGAACAAGCAACCCCTGCTGGTTGATCGCCCTCTTCACCGGTGGGCGACGCTTGGCCCGACTGCGGCGCTGACGAGCAACGCGAACTACTCGACGATCGTCGGCGGCGGCTGCGTTGAGCTGGTGAGCTGCATCGACAACGATGGGGCCGTCATCGACAGCCTCTCGGTCGTGGCGATGCAGGCCGGGACGACTGCTGTGGTTGTTCTGTTCTTCTTGAGCACCTCCTCGACGACCTTTGGGATCACGGACGCCAATACGTCCCTGGTCGCCTCGGTGACGGTCGGCTCTACGACAGCTGGTGAGCGGACCAATGTCGCCCTGCCTCCGCTGACGGTTCCGGTCCCAAGCCTGGGAGGGCAGGCGTCGCCGACGGAGACCTCCAAGAAGAACACTGGTCTCTACATCGAGAAGAGCCAGGTGCTCTACGTGGGGCTGAACACCGCGATCCTGGCCCCCAGCCCGGCCACGAAGATCACGGTCTTTGCCCAGGGCGGCAACTTCTAATGCCCGGCGGGTATGGCCGCAGGGTCGACGGCAGCAGTCCCGGCGGGTCTGTCGGGCGCGTTGATCGCCCCATGAAGCCGCGCTCGCCGGGCTCAAGCCGCACGGCAGACCGGGCGCCGCAAGGGACGGGTGGAACGATCTATCCGACCGTGATCGAGGCTTACAACCGCGACAGCGATTACAAACGCTGGCGGGCCGGGGCGGACTACTGGCAGGGGAGCGGCCAGGGCTGGAGCGACATCGAGCAGTTCTACCTGGTGCGTCTGTTCAGGGACCTTGGCACCGACCCGGGGCCGCAGCTGGTGAGTGCCACGTACTTCCCCAGTGACAGCTCTCCAGACTCTTCGTGGGTCGTCACCTGCCGCCGCCGAGGAGCGGTGATCTTGCCGCAGCTGTTGCGCCAGGAGGACATCGTGCTGGATACGAGTCATCCGAACCCTGAGCGGCATCGGCTCATCCTTGATGTGAGTCAGACGCTGAGCAGTGAGCAGCTCGATACCTGGCCCCTGCTGATCGGTGATCAGTTCGAAGACTCGGCGACCGGAACGGGCTTCCCCTCTGGCCTGATCAAAGAGCCGATCGACACGATCGCTTACACGCTGGCAGAGGTCGACAAGGGCGGCGGCAAGCTGCTGTTCGACCTCTCGCGGCCCTTCATGAGGAGCCGGCCTAACAGCGAGATCCCTCGTGCGTTCTGGGGCCGCGTTCAGTACGACAGGAAGTTCCCGATGTCATGGCGGAACAACGGCACTCGCTACCTCTGCAGCAGCCATCGGTTCTATTGCAGTTGCCCCGACTTCAGTGGATACAGCACGGCAAGCCTCCAGGGGGAACAGAGCGCAAGCCAGGCGCTGTTCCCACGTCCTTCTGCCGGGCGAAGGACAGGCAGCACCTGGGAGCGCGGCAGCGTTGGGTACCTGCGCAGATGGCGGGACCTGTCGTTTCGTGTCGACCAGCGGCGGGAGTGCAAGCACATTCACGCGACGCGTTGGTCGGTCGCCTATCCCTTCTACGAGCCCAGCGATTACGAGGTCGGCAACAGTGAGCGCCATTTCACCGGCGGAGCGATCGGCCCTCTGCACACGGGCAAGGTGATGCGGTATCACCAGCAGCGAGGGCTGACGTTGGATCGCCTGGCTCCAGCGCTGGCCGACGCTATCGGGGTCCTTCTCGATGCTGGAGAGACGGTCTCGCTGGACGAGGAGGCACCCGCCCAGCCCGGCAGAAGGCCCGTACTTTGGACAACGGAGCGCGAGCCCGCCGCGTTTAGGGCCGTGTCCGATGACTGGTGGCTGCAGATCGGAACGGCAACACTGCGGGTGTTCGATCCGGCGATGCAGAGGTTCGTCGAAACGAAGGTTGTCGACGGACAGAGGGTTCCTGTTGTTCAGCTGGCGGGAGCCACCGATCTGGTTACGGCAGGGGGCTAATTGCCTGCCAGAATGAGCGGATTGAAAGCTTTGGCGTGCCGTTCTCGCAGTATCTGGCCTCGAATCTGCTGAATTGGCATCGGCGTATAGGGATGCCAACGCCACCGGCGGCGATCTATATCTCCCTGCATATCGGCTCGCCAGGGAGGAGCGGCACGCAAGGTGATGTCACGGTTGGCTTGATCAGGACTCGCGGGGTCATCAAGGCAGCTGACTGGAGTGCGCCGATGACGAGCCGACAGGGGGACACCTGGCTGTTTGTGATCACCAACCTGGTCGTCGTGCCGCTGGCGACAAAGGCAGGCGCAACGGTGACCATCTCACACTTCGGCTGCTGGGATGCCGAGCAGGGAGGCAACTTCCTCAATCACGGCACGATCGCAGGACCGTTCACGGTGATCGCTGGTGATGCTGTCCGTTTTCCGCCCGGCAGCTTGATCATCCAGGTCCCATCACCGGCGGTGTTGTTCCCGGTGGCGATCCTCAGTGGTCCTGCCTTGATGCAATTGCTACCGGCGGGGACGTTGACCAGAACGGCCGACCCTTGCGCTCCGGGCGCTGTGACAGTGCCCGCCTTTACGTTACCCGCAAACCCTAATACAATAACACCTGATGATACCATTCGTACTTTTGGCTTCCAGTTTATAACAACCATTGATCGGGTGCTCAAGAAGGTTGGGATCTACGCTTGGACAACAACTGCCCACAGTATCGGCATCTGGGATTTTACACCAAGCTCCCCTCAGCTGCTATGGCAGAAGCAGATACTCCTGTCGGACCCATACATCCTTGATCAGGGGTTCCGCTGGTATGACGGACCTAACTTGATCCTAAGGGCAGGGAGGTTCTATGCGATTGCAGCAACCTGGAGTGGGCCTGATCCGATCCCGGCTCAGCTTAATCCGGTTGTTGGCGATGCAGTTACCAACATAGCCAATTTCTCGCTAAACAATACCGCCGTGCGGATAAACGGTCCTCTTCCATCGTCGCACCTGACCGACTTGAACGCATTCGCCCCGGCAGGGACCTCCGGCACTGATAACAAGGGGTATTACACGGTTAACATGCAGCTCTCTGACTGTATCCCAACCGCCCCTTGTGATCCAGGTTACCCGACAGTGCCCACCTTTACGTTACCTGCAAACCCCAGCACAATAACACCTGGCTCAGCAGTTCGTGTTTTTGGCTATAATTTTGATACGGAAATTGATCGGGTCGTCAAAAAAGTTGGTATTTACGCTCAGACAGCAAGGGATCACACTATTGGCATCTGGGATTTTACAGGCGCTCCCCAGCTGCTATGGCAGAAGCAGATACTCCTGTCGAACCCATACATCCTTGATCAGGGGTTCCGCTGGTATGACGGACCTAACTTGATTCTAAAAGCGGGGAGGCGTTACGCAATTGCAGCAACCTGGGGCAGTAGCGAGCCTGTGCCCGCTGGAGTAAGCCCAGGTGACATTGCGGTCAACATAAACCGACTGAGCTTGAACGACAGTGCAAGAAGAGTGCCGGGAAACCCTCTGCCGTCGTCATACCTGACCGACCTGAACGCCTTCCCCCCGGACGGGACTTCCGTCACTGATAACAAGGGGTATTACACGGTTAACATGCAGCTCTCTGACTGTATCCCAACCGCCCCTTGTGATCCAGGTTACCCGACAGTGCCCACCTTTACGTTACCCGCGAATCCCAGGACAATAACGCCTGATAATAACATTCGTGTTTTTGGTTTTGCTTTTAGTACAGGGATCAACCGTGTGATCAAGAAGGTTGGTATCTACGCTCAGACAACAACTGACCATAGTATCGGCGTCTGGGATTTTTCCGCCACTCCGCCCCGGCTGCTATGGCAGAAGCAAATCTCCTTGTCGGACCCGTACATCCTTGATCAGGGGTACCGCTGGTATGATACGCCCGACATCTTGCTACGAGGCGAACTCCCTCCCAGCATCCTGTCTCGTTACGTGATAGGAACAACCTGGGCTGGCGAACCGATCCCCGCTCAGCTTGATCCGGCCTACGGAATCGCAACCATCAATATACTTAATTTCTCATTAGACAACACCGCGAGGATTGCATCGGGAAGCCCTCGACCATCGTCGCATCTGACTGACCTGAACGCTTACCCCCCGGCTGGTACCTCCGGCACTGATGAAAAGGGGTACTACACGGTTAACATGCAGCTCTCTGACTGTGTTCCTGAGTCACTGCTGTTCCCACAGAAGACCCTCTATGGCTCTGCCTTGATGCAAGCCCCGGCGGCGGGGACGCTGACGAGGATCCGCCCGGCTTAGAGCAGGGAGCGCTGCTTCGCTAGAATCACCAGGCACGGCCTCTCGCATCGATTCGTCCGGACGTAAGCCATGGCCCTTATTACGACTCGGAACCAGAAGGGCGCTGCACTGACCTTCAGTGAGGTTGATGCCAACTTTGTTGCCCTAAACAACGATATTGCCAACCTGTCTTCGAGCGTCTATACCGCTGTGCCGGTTGGAACGGTCATTTCCTTTGCGGGGTTTTCACCTCCCTACGGCTGGCTGAAGGCAAACGGCGATACAGTTACCAACGGCTTGGGAACAGTCCAAGGCGTTACAGCGAACTTCGCCGCTTTGTATGCCGTGCTAGGCGCGCCCGGGAGGCTCCCTGATCTTCGCGGTGAGTTTGTGCGGGGCGCGGACGATGGACGCGGCGTTGACCCCTCCAGGGCGATCGGCAGCTTGCAGGGCGGCAGCTTTCAAAGCCACGACCACGGAATCTCCGATCCGGGCCACGACCACGGCGCCGCCGACCTTGGTCACTCGCACAGTTACACCCGGAGCGGGGATAACAACCAGGTCCTAGCAGGCGGCCAAGCCGGGCGGTGTAACTCGGGCGTCTTCCCCAGCAATACCGACCCTGGCGCTGCCAACATCGTTGTCTATCCCCACGGGACCAACATCGCCGTCCAAGCTGCGGGTGGGAGCGAGACGCGCCCGCGCAACGTGGCACTGCTGTACTGCATCAAGTATTGAGTGCTGACTGCTGGTCGCCGACTACGGGGCGCGGCACAAACGCCCGGATCAGGCTGCCAGCTTCCAGCTTCTCGAGTGTCGTCCAGCGGATCTGGCAAAGCCGGCAGCCGCGTCGTCGCCGGACAGCGCCGTCACCGCGGTGAACAGTATTGAGCACGCAGGCATGGTCAATAGAATCGCAGTTCGGGCAACGCATCAGCCGAGCCGGGAGCAAAGTGCTAGCCAAGGCTGGCAGAACGCCAAGGCAGGCGGTAACCTGCTGGCACCGATGCAGCCGCGATGACCGCCGAGTCTTACGAACAGCAGCCTTTGCCGGGGCTTGAGCACCTGTGCCCGCCTGTCTTAGCTGATACCCAGCGGCAGCTTGCCCTGAGCAAGGCCAGAGTCGAGATGACGGAAGCCATGTACCAAGCCAGCGGGCGGAGCGATCCGACTCATCCGATGAACGGAAAGTACACCGGGCTCTGGGTCGAGCTCTGCCTGACGACCGGGCGGGCACTGCTGGAGCACGCCCTGCTTTATCCGGAGGACGTGCAGGTGACCGCACGATCGGCGCCCCAAAGCCATGACGTCGATCTCGGTTCGGTAGGGCCGTCCCTCGAGGGGATGTTCGCTATTCGCAAGCAGGCGCTCGCCGATGGGGCCGAATCGATCCGCTTGCAACGCGAGTCCGACCGGTTGCGCGCTGCCTACTTCCATGGCTTGGCAGCTCTGGACGACTCCCCGGGAGACAGCCCGTTTGCGGTGCTGGGGACGTCGGCGGTGCACTTGTGAAGGTAGACGACATTGAGCGGCTGCTCGCTGGGCGGCGGCTAGAGGACGTCCTCTTCGAGAGCAATGCCGCCGAGTACGCGGACTGCGTCAAGGCCCGTCAGGCCAGCGCCATTTACCGAGCCTATGGACCCGACGCCCTACGAAACCAGCATCCAGGAAGTCGCCGCGGTCCTTCAAGCCCGGACCCTACTGCTGCGTCTCAGCGATCACCAGCTGACACCGCGGGTCCCTCGGGAGATACGAGCAGAGGCTCGTGCGCTTCTGCGCTGGTTCCCTCGGGCAGAGCGACTGAGGCCTGTCCTGGAGGGACCGGCGCATCTGCAGCGACAAGCCAGGCGCCTCCTTGAGGCCGAAACTTTTCGTAATAACCCAATTCCAAGCCCCGAAACAACCCAAGGCGGGACCCCTTCTTCTCTGTAGCACCATGGACGCCAGGACTGCTTTGTTACGAATTGCTGCTCGGGCGGTCTCGCAGCCGAATTTCGACCCGGTTGGGATCCCCGACGTAGAGAACCTCGTCAACAAGCTCCAGCAGCACTGCCCGGAGTTCTTCCGTGGTAGCGGCTTCAAGCACGCCGGGTCGCAACAGGAGCTCCTGCAGGCCGGTCCAGTTCGCTGAATTGATCGGCGGCGGCGCCAGCAACTCCAGTCGCAGTGTTTCGATGGCCTGAGCCAGGCCGGGTACCCCCTGGGCGGCTAAGGCTTCCAGCTGCTCGAGATGTGCTCGCTTGATGCGTTCCTCTGGGCTGGGCTCAACTTCCCCCGAGGACGCGGCATTGAGGGGACCCAACAGGGCGGCACCTCGCAGGGCTTCGAGCGCCTGGTTGATGACCTTCCATTCCGCAAGGCCGCGACCCCAGCGCGGGCAGTGCAGATGCGTGCACTTCAGCCGGGGGAGGCCATGAGCAATGGTGTAGTGCATGGCCTTGCCGCACTCCGAGCAGCGGACCAGGCCGGAGAGAGCGCGAATCACCCGAGGGGCTCTGGTGCCTCCCCTCTGGCGGGAGTCGATCAGCCGCCGCGCCTGTTGCCATTCCTGCCAGGAGATCAGAGCGGCGACTCGGTCTGGCTCGTTGCTGACGATGCCCCGCAGGATGGGATTGTCGATCCAGCGGGCCAGGCCGCGAGGGCTCCAGTCCAGGCCGTGCAAGCGGATCGTGCCCGGCAGGTTGAACTCTTGCGCGGCTAGCTGCTCCCAGAGATTACGGGCCTCTGGAAATCGCTCTGGATGGGGTACCACCTGGGAGCCGTCGTACAGGTAGCCGAAGGGGACCCGGCCGCAGGCATAGTGACCGGCGGCCTTCCTGCGCGATAGGCCGTTTTTGATGTTGATGCTCTTGATCATGGAGTCGACCTCGTTGACTACGCTCATCACCCCGGTGATCATCCGATCGGCCGGTTTGTCGACCTGAGACGGCGTACCGTCCAGAAGCCGTACCTCGATTCCCAGTCGAGCGCAGATCCGGAACAGTTGCACGTCTTCCCCCCGGCGGCTCATCCGTTGCTGGGACCCAAAGACGACCCGACGAACGCGCCCTGATGCGACGAGTCCGAGTAGCTCCTCCCAGCCCGGGCGCGTGCCGTCCTTGAATGCTGACTTCCGTTCAGAGATCACGCGATCGCAGCCGGCTCCGTACAGCTGCTGGATTTGTCCCTCGATACTGGTGTCCTGCTCGACTTTGTCGGTCGAGACGCGGGCGTAGCCGATGATCACGGGCCAGGAGCAGCTAAGAGGAGCGTAGTGCTTAGCGGCCCTTTTCCTTGGAGAAGGCCTCTTAAGTACTAGGCGGCTTAACTCGGAGCCCCAGTGCCCTGGTGCACGGAATCGACGAACACCGCGGAGCGTGAACCAAGGCCGCGGATGAGGCGATGCTTGCCCTGGCTAGCATGGCGTTAGCTAGGAGCAGAATCCAAGATGGCGACCAGGAGGTTATTCGGGCAGACCTACGACGAGATCGCCATCGTTGCCGCTGCGCCGATTCCGGTGGACGTTGGCTCAGCCGTGGTCAACATTGGGACGGCTGTTGAAATATCGAACGACGCCGGGAACCCGCTGCCGGTTTCGGGAAGCGTCAGCATCACCGGAAGCGCAGCGGTCACCGGCCCGCTCACGGACACGCAGCTCAGGGCTACTGCGGTGCCTGTCTCCGGCACGTTCTGGCAGGCCACTCAGCCAATTTCGGGAAGCGTTTCGATCACGGGGACCCCAACCGTTACCGGGCCACTGACTGACACACAGCTGCGAGCGACCGCTGTTCCCGTCTCTGGCACGTTCTGGCAGGCCACTCAGCCAGTAAGCGGCAGCGTTTCGATCACGGGCACCGCAGCAGTTTCAGGACCGCTCACGGACACCCAGCTCCGCGCTACTGCGGTGCCTGTCTCCGGCACGTTCTGGCAGGCCACGCAGCCTGTCTCCGCCGCTTCCCTGCCGCTCCCCAGTGGCGCTGCGACAAGCGCCAACCAGACCACCACCAACACCAGCCTGAGCAGCATCGACGGCAAGTTGGCTGCCTTGCAATCTGGAGCCGTCCCGATCGGCGACAACAGCGCCAGCCTCACCGTTGACGGCACCGCCTACGCCGCCACGGTGTCGTTCACCAGGCCTGCCAATACGACGGCCTACACCGCTGGCGATGTGATTGGAACCGGCGCCAGCAACGACGCCATTCACACCCTGAGCAGCATTGGCAGCAGCGGCGGCTATGTGGTGGTGCAGAGCATCGAGCTGGTCTTGGGGATCAGCGCGGTGCCGTCTGGCATGACGTCATTCCGAGTTCACTTTTACGACAGCTCGCCCACCGCAGCGGCCGACAACTCCGTGTTCGATGTTGCCAGCGGCGACCGCGCCAAGTATTTGGGCTACATCGACATGCCTGCCCCGGTTGACCTGGGCTCCACGTGCTTCACGCAGATCGACTACCCCGGCAAGCTGTTCAAATTGGCCAGTGCCAGCACTTCCCTGTTCTGCGAGTTGCAGACCATCGGGGGCTTCACCCCTGCGGCTAACTCCGAGGCCTACATCCTGCGGGTCAAGACCCTGGAAGCTGGTAAGTAATGGGCCATCCAATCCGCAGAACGCAAGCTGCACCCTGGCTGAAGGATTCGTTATGGCGCGGGGCGCTGGCGGTGCCGTCGCTCGATCTGCGCTTTGCTGATAACAAGTCTTTGATGGATTCGGTTTCGGGTCAGAACCTGATCACGTTCTCCCGTGCCAGTTCGGCAACGTACATCGACTCCACGGGGACACTGCAAACGGCCTCAACGGATGTGCCGAGGTTTGATCACAACCCAACCACCGGGGAGAGCTTGGGGCTGCTGGTGGAGGAGCAGAGGACAAATTTGTTGTTACAGTCGGAGAATCTTGGGACAACTTGGACGCTTTCTGAAGCGACTGTCTCATTAAATACAGCCATTGCTCCAGACGGTCAAACCACGGCAGATACTGTAATACCTAGCAATGGTGCTCTTGGAGTTCCTCGCCAAGATGTTCTACTCTCAGACTCAACTATTTATACTTTTTCAGTATTTTTTAAAACGGCTGGCCTCAACAGTGTTAATCTTCAATTTTTCAACAAAACAAATACTTTTCATGGAAGTAAAAATTTAGATTTATCCACTGGTGCTCTTTCTGGTAGCGAATATATAGGCGCTACATCAGTTGTTGCCTATGGTAATGGCTGGTATAGATTGATACTGGCCAACCTTGGCAGTGGCACAGGAGCAACCAGTCCAAACGTTCGCATTGTTCCTAGTACAACAGGCAACGGTACTTCAGGGTTTTATATCTGGGGCGCACAACTAGAAGCCGGATCTTTCCCCACCAGCTACATCCCCACCACCACCGCAGCCGCCACCAGGGCCGCCGATGTTGCAACGATTACGGGCACGGCGTTCAGTTCGTGGTATCGGCAGGATGAGGGGACGGTGTTTGCAGCAGTTTACTTGCCTCAATTAGGAAAGGCGGCACGGATTATAGCGGTTGATGATGGAAACTTCGTCAACATGTTAGATATAACAACAACCGGCTTAGATACTATGGGGATTGAAGCAGTAGCTAGCGGTAGCTATGGAGGAGGCATTATATCGTCAAATTCTTTTGCAAATGCCAATCCAAAGATTGCTGCAACGTACAGCTCTGGTGCAAATGAATCGGCGTGCCTTAATGGGGGCACAGTTGCAAGTGGAAATATCACGCTGCCATCAACATCATTGACAACAATGCGGTTGGGGTGGCAATCAAATTTTGCGAATTTCTTAAACGGCACCATCCGCCGCCTCACCTACTTCCCCGCCCGCCTCCCCGACACCACGTTGCAGAGGCTCACGCAGTGATCTGCTATCAATTCCCCAGCCGCGCAATCTGGAGAACCCTGGCCCTACAGACCGGCCTGGCTGCCTTGGTAGGCGGAGAGTTCCAACTACTCGGCGGCCACAATATTGCCATCGACGAAGTTGGAACGGTGGTAGATGTTGAGGCAATGCTTGATGCCAATGGGACTGTGATCACCCCTGCCGTCCTGGCGCCTGGGTTTCATGTCAACCTGATCCACCCCGACCCGCCGCAGCAGCTTGACTCATATTTGATCGTGGTCAACTCTCCCAGCCGAATCTTCCTGGGTCAGGACGGGTCGGTCCCCGATGACGAACTCCTGGCCACCATTGAAACCCTGTTGTAGCCATGCCTGAAAATCCCTACCTCCGCGCTGCTCGCACCCCTGCCGGGAAGCTGCGGCTCAGGCCCATGGTTGTCAGGATCCGGTTAAAGCGTCCCAGGCCGCCGAAGCCGCCGGGGAAAGCGGGGAAGGGTGCAGCCTGAGCCAGGCGCCATGACCGCCCCGTTTGCTCGCTCCTAGGCTGATCCCAACCGGGGTACACGCGTGGAGGAAGAAGTCCTACCGCTTGAGCAGCTGTTCCAGCTGCGTCGCCTGCGGGACCAGTTGCAGGGCCATGACCGCGAAGAGCTGATGGAGATCATCCTGCAGGGGCACGAGAGGCTGCTGATCGAGCGTCGCTGGTTTCGAATGGTCATGGAAGCTACGGGGATCGAGACCAGCGAAAGCAGCGGCGAGTTTCAGCTCATGCCCGAAACAGAGGAGGAATTGATCGCGGTCTTCGGGAGGGTGCCGAGCGAAGAGGAGCTGACCGCCTACGTGAATGAACGCCTTGAGGCCGCCAGAATAGACGACGTGGACATCGAGGCGATCGCCCTCGGCTTGGAGGATTGAGCCTTGGACCGGAACACAGTCATACAGGCGGCCAGGGAGGCGGCAAGAAGCCAGGGGATCCGAGAAGGGCTCTACCTCGGGCTGGTTGATACGGAGTCCGGGTTCAGGGTCGACGACAGGAGCCCGGTAGGTGCGGAAGGGCCTGCGCAACTGATGCCTGCGACGGCGGCGGAGCTGGGTGTCAATCCGGCTGATCCAATCCAGAACCTCAGGGGAGGAGCCAAGTACCTCAGGCAGCAGCTTGATCGCTTTGGCGGCGACGAGCAGAGAGCATTGGCGGCCTACAACGCTGGCCCCGGAGCCGTCCAGAAATACGGCGGCATCCCCCCTTACGCGGAGACCCAGAACTACGTCAAAAAGGTCCTTGGGAAGGCCGCTGCTTACTCGGGCGCGCCTGCCGCCACTGCCGGGGCGACGCCTGGTCTCCAGCCCGCTCTCCTTCAAGGATCGCCTGCGCGCCTGACCGGAGGGAATCCACTGGAAGGGCTGATAAAGGGACTGGTGAGTGACGCTCTAAGCCCTGGCGGCTTTGGTACGCCGAGCGCTGCCCGGGCGGGAGGCACACAAAGCCAACCAAGTAGCACACCGCCGGCCAACAACATCAGGGGACTGAGCCGAGACGAGATCAAGCAAACGATCATCGGGGGCCTTCTTGGCCATTCCCCTGGTAGCCCTGGGGCGACTTCCCTCGGGGGGTCGGGTAATCGCATGGCGGCCAGTGATCCGTTTGCGAGTGCCCTTGCCCTTGCCCAAGGCAGAAAACAGACCGCTTCATCCGCCGGTGGTGCGGGTGAGGATTCATTCGACACCGCGGTGGACGGACTGATTACTGGCATCTTCGCCCCTAGGGGCGCAGCAGCCCAGAAGCCGGCCACTGGCGACGGCGGCGTGGCTGCTCAGGGCGGAACGGGGGGACCCCGGATTGTCGAGTACCTGACTGGCGACAAGTCGCATCCCGGCTACGATGCCAGCCACGGAGGATCCAACTATCACGAGCACCTGGCATTTGGAAGTACGACTGAACGCGACGCGGCCATGAAGTTACTCAAGGGCCAGGGCATCCAGATCGGGTCCGTCAACGACGGCAGGCACGCTTCAAAGAGTTATCACTACTCCGACCAAGCGTTTGACGTGCCCGCCTCACAAGTCCCCGTGGGACAGGAGCAAGTGCTTTCGCGCCGGGTGCGGGAGATTCTCAGGGGCGGCGGCTTCCAAGGGCTTTGAGGAAGGCTCCGAAGCAAGCTAGCCTGGGCTGACAGCGAGCGCGCTAGGGCAATCGCTGGGCGGTATCACTGGACACGAGCATGAATTACCTCGCTGAATACGCGTCCCTGATCGTGGCCCTCCACACGGCGGCTCTGATCATCGTCAATCTGACACCTACTCCCAAGGACGACGAGGCCCTGGGGGCAGCCGGTAGCCTCATCGTCAAGCTCTACCGTGCGCTGGAGATTATCGCGGGTCTTGTGACGCCCTTGGCCAAGCGCTGATATTGATGAAGCCGCATGCCCTGGCAGGCATGATGCTTGATACATTCATGGGGTCGCTTCCATCGGCCCCATGTTCACGACTGCATTCGCCATCATCCTGGGCTCCATCGGGGCCGGCACCGGCTTCGCGTCCCTGTTGGCCTGCCTGCTGACCTTCCGCAAGCAGCGTCTTTTCGAAGAAAGGATGTTCCACGAGAGCCTCTCGGTTGCGGAGTTCTTGCAGCGGAAGATCGAGACCAATTCAGCTCAGGTGTTCAGGGCTGCCGAATCGCAGTCCGCCCAGATGGTTGCAGAAGGCGTCAACGAAGTGAACGGAACGGTCGCAGTCCTGATCAATCGCCTGGATGGCTTGGAGTTCGCAACCGCGGAAGAGTTGATCACCAGGGCTGAGGTCAGCGCTGCCTTCGCTGAGCTTGCGGCCATCGAGGAGCAGCGTCAGCGGCAGTCGATGCGGGATCCCGGGACGGTCAATGCCATGCCAGTCAATCGATTCGGGCCGTTTTTAACTGGCGCTCAGGTGGAAATCGCCCCTTCTGCATTTTCCACGGAGGCAGTGCCCGGGCAGGCCGACCCTTGGAAGACATCGGATCAGGTCAACGCGGCGCCGGCTGATCCTGCGGCCCTACTGAAGGAGATCGCAGCGATGAATCAGCGGCTCCAGGGACGCCTCAGCGCCATGGGGGGAGCCTCTTGACCCTTGGCTAGGGTTGCCCCGCTGCAGCCACGGAATTGGATCGCCGCTACAAGGAGAACAAAGGAGCTTCTGGCAGCACCGGCAGGCGCAGTGAAGCTCTCTCTCGAGCGCGCCTACGTAGGGCGCGAGTCAGCGCTCGCTCAATCACGGCTGACGACTCGAAGAGCCCCGATGGCGGACGCGACGCGAGCAACAGGGCCCTGGCGACTCGCAACCAGGCTCGAGGCCAAGAGCGTCAAGGGAACCAAGAGATCTTTAACGAGGAGGGGTCCGGGACGTACGGAGCCGGGATTTCTTTTGAGGACGCACGGCGGGGGGCAAAGATGGGAGAAGGTCTGATTGGCCTGAGATGAATGAGCTGACTTCGGGGCCGACAAGCCTGGCATCGATCAGCTTGCCAGGGGATTCACTCAGCTCGATGTGACTGAGACCGTCGACAGAGCGAGAGGCGTCGATGACGTCACTGCAGGAGATCCCGTCGATGGAGAAGAGGCAAGAGCAGGCGCTCTGCTCCAGCTCCGAGCCTGGCTCCCACCAGCGGCTGAAGCGGAACGGCGTGTCGTCCAGGTTGGAATACCCAGGCAGCTGCTGATGCAAGACATGAAGCCGTTCCGCGAGCGCGGTAATCAGGTCCGCGGCGCAGCTGGTGAGACGAGCCCGCTTCGATCGGCTGCGGGGCAGGGCTTGGCGCCAAGAGATCCAGCTGTCGAAAGCAATGGTTCGATCCAGCAGGAGCCAGCCTTCTGTTGGATGAAAAAACTCATCGTCGTCGTCGGTGGCAAAGGGTAGGTGCGGCATGGTCAGCTCTGCATTTGCCCTGCGCGCTTGCCGTACTTCCTGCCCGTGGCAGCCCGGTAGCAATCGCGCCAGCGGCTTTCCCCGCTCCATTGGTCCAGTACGACCCTGCCGTAGGGCGCCGCAGCGGCATGGAAGCGTGCCAGCCCGGAAGTGAACGCTGAGGAGGGGAACGCTGGGGGCAGGTAAACGATTGGCGACCAGTCGACCGGGGCGACACGAATGGATTTCTCTAGCTCGTCGTCCCAGAAGGTCGGCGCTAGGCGCGACCAGGGGATACAAATCGGGAAGTCCCAGATCCACGGGCAGCCGACCAGTGCTTCGTTGCATCCCAACCAGAGAACAGCCTGCACAACGTGCCCGTCCCGGTACTCCTGCAAGAGCTTGTTGGCCAGGGCGCGGCTGGCTGTCATGCCGCTAGGGATCGCCAGCAGCAAGCGCTTCTGTCCAGCTGGGCTCCAGTGGCGCCCTGCAGCAATCTCAAGGTCGTCATCGCGCTCGAGATAGCGCGCCGCTTGGACGACGTGATTGACCTCGGCGGTGCTGTAAGGATCGAGGTCGATGGCGCCCATCGTGCAGCGCGCCACGTCGATCACCGCTGCGGGTGGTGCAAGGTCACGGCGATCGGCGCGGACGGGCATCACCTGTCTTCTGGCTCCAGGATTTCCAGCAGGGTGTCGCCAGAACCTTCACCGGATGAGAGCAACCGGCACCAGCCGGTGTCGACAAGCGCCTGAAGATCAGGCTCGGAAAATTGCATCTCGCGACGCGAACCGCCAACGCGCAGGGTGATCATCACCGTAAGGGCGCCCTTGTCGAGGTTGTCTTCCGAACGGCGAACAACTTCCCATCGGTCGGGATGAACGCCCCGGTAAACGTCGCCCAGTTCGATGCGCCGGCTCACAGCGTGGCGGCCTCCTGGGCCCTCTGAATACTGCGCGCCGGCTGATCCCTGGGGATCGGCAGCAGGCTTGCCTTGCTGCGATCGATCAGCAGCAGCAGCACCCGCTCCTCGTAGTTGTTGAGCCGGACGACGGAGATCATGTCCCTGAGCATGCTGCTGACATCGTCTTGGCCCATGGCATCGGCAGCCAGTAAATCCCCGCACAGTTCATCGAGGGTGACGTAGCAACCGCCGCGATCCCGCAGCGCCAGGTTGAGACTCAAGACGCCGGCGCCCCTCTCCTTGAAGGACCTGTCGAAGAGGCCAATCATGTCGGCCAGGACGGCTTCGCAAGCGCGAGTGTTGATGGCAATGGCGGCCTCTGTCTCGCCACCGGTGCCGGTGTCACCGAGCTCGGGGAAGAATTTGCGAAGCAACTCAAGGCGGGAGGGACGTGCCATGGCTCAAGGGGCAAGGAGGGCGCGATTGAGCCGGTTGGTTTCGTACCAGGCGTAGATCTCGGGGATCCAGTTCTTGACGTGCCCAGCGACGAGCTCCATGACCCAACGAACCTCCTGCTGAGCGTCCCCCTTGCTGCGCACATCGAGCAGGTGAAACCAGCTGCGGATGTTGCCGGTCAGGCAGACGTTCTGCAGGTAGCTGGTCGGCAAGACGTAGCGGGCATGCTCTTCTGTGACATTCTTGGCGCGAAGGTCGGCGTAGTCCTGCGCGGCATTGAGCGCCAGGATCTTGAGCGTGGTGTTCTGCTGCTCCGTCCACTCGTAGCCATCCCCCTGGCGATCGCGGTAGACGCCTGGCGGACGGAAGTAAAAGACGTCTTCTACGGGGACTTCACCCCGGGCGACGCGCTCGATGCGGTGACCGGTGTAGCGCATCGATTGAACATCAAAGCTCAGGCCGACACGGTGCGTGCGGAGCTGCACCATCGAGTTGTGATCCATCTGGACCAGCAACGTCATATGGGCGTGCTCCAGGGGGCCGAAATGGCCGCGCTTGCTCTCCAGCAGCCGGGCGATGGCGATCTCGCCGCAGCGATCCTCGGGGATGTCGGTCGTCGGACAGAACTCCTCCGAGTAGTCGGTATGCAGGGCGACGTAGGCGACCTGCTGCGGCAGCTCGTAGGCGCCGACACGCTCGGCCTTGAAAGGATTCTGCACGAGGAAGCGCTGGACTCCAGCGGAACCGTAACCCTTGGCGCGCACAGTTGCAAGCTGTGGCGATCAAACGTCACGGCTCCCCGAGGTCCGGATCGTCATCAAGCAGGGGTTCGCCGCGGTTGATGCGTCGCCGGATCCAGTCGGAATTGACGGCCTCCAGCTTGGCGAAGACGCCGGGCAGTTGCCGTTGGGTGACCTCCAGGTACTCCTGGGTATCTCGGACCAAGCGGTGCCGGCTAGCGGCCAGTTCGATTGTCGTCAAGTGCCGCCGGTGATGGAAGTGATTGACCCCCTTGACTCTGATGTGAAGCGGATTGCAGCAGAAATTGTTACTGCAGGCATGGGTGAGCGGCAGCCGGCCGATGTCACCCCAGGTGAACCAGGTCGCCACACGCGGCGCCGAATACTGGCGGCCCTTGCCCCAGTGCCGCATGAAGGGAAAGTAGGTGGAAGAGCCGTTGCCGTAGACGTGCCCCTGCCAATCCCAGCATTCGCCAGGGTCGGCAATAGCGACAAACGACCAGAACTCAAGGAACTTGCGCCGGTGGATCCTGTGGATCCGGTTGATGCTGAGCTCCAGTCGGCCCTCCGTCAGGGCGCCAATGCAGCGAACGCAGGCGTGGCTGTCGTCGTAGCGGGGGATCTGGCCATCAAGGCTGCCGTAGCTGTGTTCAGTGAAGGGGCACAGTGGCCCCTGAGTGATGCGACTGTGAAGGTCCCGGGGGATCGGCCATTGGGCCATCGGTGATTCCGCTCGATTAAGCCCGAAGCCACTGCTATCCCAGCTGGCCCCGGAAAAGGTCGTTGGACAGATCCGCTGACGCAGCCCCAAGAGCGGCGTTTGAGAGAGGCAGAGCTGCGTAGGAGAGCAAAGGGATGATCGCCTGAGCAGCGTACCTTCGTCTACTGACACCCATGGCCTTGGCGTACTCAGCGCCGCGACGCCAGGCTTCCGCCTCTACGGCAAACAGGGGGAGGCCGGTCGCTGCACCGACTAGACCGCCGACCGCGGCACCGTTATCTCCCAGGAGAGCGCCTGCTCCGATCCCTGCCAATGCGCCCGCCGCAGGGAGGAAGGATCTCTTCCAGTCGCTGCCGGTCTTACCGGTAGCCATAGCCTGGATCGGCGGCAGCCAGTCGACCTTGTTTTCTTGCAACTGGCTGATCAGGTCGGAAGCGGCGTTGTTGATCTGGTTCGCCCTTGCGTACATCTCAGCGTGTCCCATCTCGTGGGCCAGCGTGGCCGGATCGGCCTGGACCTGCACGGCGACCTCCGGCCCCTGGCCAGCTCTCCTGAAGAAGTTGCGATGCCTCTCCGCGCTGAGGACGTCGTTGTTGGATTGACGAATCCTGATCCCTTGTTCATGCGAAGGCTCAAATTCGTCGGGATCCGTGTATTCGTGATAGTTGCCCTCTGGATCTCTAACTGTGCGGGTAAGCAGTTTTCTCTCCTGCTTGGGAGGGGCATACTTGTCATCCCATATCTTCTTGGCGATCGCCGTATTGGTCGACCAGGCCTGCCGCTCTTGCTCAGTGGGCTCCGCCGTGTACTTCATCCGCCTGCGCGCCAAGGCGGGCGCCAAGGCGACCCCACGGAGAAGGAGCGCCGCAACGGCCAACTCTCCAGCCCCGCTCAACGCGCCATCGTCGTATTGACCTTGAGTGGCCGCCAACTGTTGACTGTCCACGCGTCGCTCTACCGCTCTACCGGCCACTGTAGAAGCGCTTCGCGAGGCGCTTCTGAGATCAGTATCGCTGCCTGAGATCTGCAAGGGCTCGCGTCAGGTCCAAACAAGCGCGCCTGCAGGCGCCTGATTCCTTGGAGTGCCAGATGAGTCTGCCGTCGTCGCGGCCCCGAGAGATCTCTCGTTCTTGCAATCGGCGAGCGGCCACCAAGAAGCGCTCGGCTTCTGCGATGGCAGCGTCAAGGGTGCGCTCAGCCATTGGACCCCTCCAGTTCGTCGGCGATGGCGAGGAGTTTGCGACGAATCGACTGCAAATTGAAACGGATTGCCGTAGTAGGGTAGTTTTCATACTCGCTCGAAGGTTTCCACTGCTCCGGCACCACCTGATCCGCAGCGGCGCGGAGGGCGGCACCGAGGGGTTGGTCCATATCCTCTAGAGGCCCTTGGGCTTCGTAGGCATTGCTCCAGGCGTCCCAGACAGCCTGCGCGGCGGGGGAGAGGTGGGTGGTCATAGCGGTTTGGCCTGTTTTTTGATGATCTGGAAAATACGCCTCCTGGCCTTGTCCGATTCGGCCTCGGTGAGGATGCAGCGGACACGAAGGCGCGTCACCGCATCGGCATCGCGCTGTAGGTGATCACGCTGCAGAGGGTCCATGTCGAGCCTTAGCCCCTGCCCTCTGAGCTGTTCGTCAATCGGTGGGGAGAGGGCACCAAAGGAGATGCGGATGTTCCGCTGGCTCATGACTGCCCTCTTGGTTCGGCGGGGATGGCAGTGGCGTTGATGGTTATTGAAACCTCTAAGTCTTCGGCAAGTTCGTTCAATGCGTCAATGCAGTTTCTAATGCCGTCAATGAACTCATTCCTTGGTTGCTGCTGTATTTCAGCCGCCCAATTTTTGGCAATAGCACGAAGGGCGGCGGCGACGACCAGCATGTCCAGGGGGCAGGCCAGCCTTTTTATGTTGCAATCGGCGTACATTGACAGCGCAGCGTCTTTCACCGCCTGCGCGGATGGGCTCAGGGGGGTGGGCTGAGGTGCCGAGGATTCTTCGGTGGCTGCGGGCTTCATCCATGGCAGCCCTGACTGCGGCGCCGGGATTGATCGCCAGGGGCCATTCGGGTGGTCTGCGCCCTGCCATTCGTTGTCGCGCTGGCGGATGTAGCGGGGGAGGTCAGGTAGACATTCGCTCATCGGGTCACCCAAGCAACAATGGCAATAACAACAGCACCAAATAATAGTGTTGTCTGATAGTCAGTCATCGGTCCATCTCCTCACGCAGCCAAAGCGAGCAGCCGTGAAGCCCATACCGATCCAGCCAAACTGCCACCTCGCGGATAGCAGCGCGGGCATTCTCTTCTAAATCAATCTCGCCAGCCACCATGACTTTCTTGACCAACCCCCCGGCAGGAGCGGGCGGTGCAGGCGGCGATTCGTTGACTGGAAGCACCAAGGTGCCTTTTTGATGATTGTCATAAATGATCTTGCCGTCAGCAATTCTTCGGATTTCAATCCAGCAGGTTTCGAGGCAGTGAACTATAACTTTTGGCAACTCATCATCCGTGGCCACCGGGGCAGCCTCGGGGGTGGGGGCAGACTGGGCCAGGGTGGCGCGGGCGGCGGCGATAGCAGTTTGCCAATCCTGGATCCAGCCGGCCGCTGTCTTCATCGATACGGTGTCATCCAACCCAACCAGCCGCTCCAGGGCGGTGCGGATATCACTCATGGCTGTTCCCCCAGCGATACAGGAATCCCTTCAGGATCTCCCGCCCACGAATCACCGGCTCCCTGTGCGTGGCCAGGCCCTGGATAGCCATCACCACCTGGTCTAGCTGCTGATCCGTCGGCGGGGCTTTTATTGATCTCGTCGTTGGCCATGCTGCAGCGACTACAAAGGGCAGGAAAATACCAAAAGAAATGCTAAACCATTTGATTGCAAACAAGCGCGAGTTTGGCTTTGATCTGCGCCGACCTTTGACGCGAACCTTTTTAGGTGGTTCGTCGTAGATATTAGATGAATTACTCATGACCAGCCTCCCGCGGGCCGGGCAGCGGCTGCAATTCAGTCCAGGTGGCGGGAGCTTCGTCGTTGCCAACGATCAGCCACCAGGCGCGGCCAAACTGATCAATTGCGTCAAGAATATGGATGCCGTTCGGGTTGACCGTGCGGGTCAATCTGACAAAGCGGCGGGGTCGTTGTTCAGGCATGGGAGTCTGAGGGTGAGGTGGGTGAACTTGGGACTTACAGCGCTGCCGTAAGGGGCAGGGCGGGAGCTTGAGGCATGACAGGAGCGGGTAAAGAACAGGTGCTGATCAAGAGCGGCGTGTGACCAGTGGGTAGCCCTTGGGGGGCTGGAAGAGTCCGCCAAGGGAGGGCAGCTGCTCCTCGAGGGGGAGCAAGGTGAGCTCAGCGAGGGGCCACTGCTCCGTTCTGCCGCTAGAGGAACCCTCCGGCATGACCTCCGCCCAGGGCAGCCCCCTGCTGTTTCTGACGACACGATCCACCGGGACCTCAATGACGAGGCCGGTGCGGGCGGGGCCTGATGGCGGGGTGCGATGGACGCGGGCGCCGCGGCGGATCGTGAGCTTCTCGTCAGGCATGGGGATGAAGAAGAGGCGAGAAGACCACGTCGAGGTCGATCTGGACAATCTCGACACCCAGGGAAGACGCCGCCCAGCGGCAAGCGTGTTCGTCGTCTTTCAGCCGCTTGGGCACCGGCGCATCGGGAATCAGCACTTTTGAGATGCCGCACCCGAGCAGGAGTTGGAAGTCCTCCTGAGGCCCTAGGCCGGGGAACAGGAAGATGGCCGCTCCCCGCAAGCAAATGCCGTACTTGGCAGCCTGAGTGATCAGGCTGCGAATCGCGCTCTGGGAGGAGTCGGAACCGGCGACAGCGACAACGCGGTCGCAGCCGTCAGGGCAGGGGCGCACGGCAACGATTCCAGTGGCGCGGCTGGAGCGATCCCTGGCCCCGGAAGCAAGCCAGGCAACACGCATCCAGATGCGGTTACCGTCATTGGGCGGAGTAGGGAAAGGAGAGGCTTCCATGGCGTCACTCATCGTTCAAGCCGGCCCAATAGGGCGACGGAGGGGGACAACAAGGCCGGTGCCGTTGCTCTCGACCTGAGCGCCGGTAGGGGTAGCGTCGAAAGGCCCCAAGCCATTGAGCGGGAAGCCGAGGGAGGTCACCTCCTTCCGGACCTGCTGCAGGAGGTCATGGATCGTTCCGTCGTTGCGAAACCGGGCATCGAAGCAGGGGTAGTGATTGAGACCGCCCTCGCTGGGATGCAAGGAAGAAAAGAGCTTCCAGGGCAGAAGCTGTTGCGGTGAACGCAGGAATCGCCCAGGACTAAAGCGACGGCACAACTCGCGCTGCCGCTCTTGACGGGTCCGCGGCCTTTCGACCATCCACATGAATCCCCCAAGCGTGCGGATCAAGTCGGCTTCGCTGGGGAAGCGGACGTCATCGACAACGACATGAAGGTCGCGGCCTCCGTCATGAGCGGCGTGACGCAGTTGCATCAGGCTTTGCTCCCAGATCGTTGTCCATAGGTGGGGCGAGATGCAACGGCGGCCCCAGTCCGTACCAAGGGTCTGCAGCAGGTGCCGGCCAGTGACCCCGATCTCCGGGATGACGATGTTGCGCTCGTGGTAGAGGAAGCGCTTGGCATCGAACCGGCTGACCCCGGCCTCACGGAGGATGACGCCGCCGATCCGCTTGAGCGGTTCAGCTAGGGGCAGCCGCACAAAGCCAGCATTGTTGACCAGGGCCTGAGCAACAGTCGTTTTGCCCGAGCCGGCGCGGGAGGCGGCAATGCCGATCACGGTTGGTTTGTGCATGGTCAGTCCTCCACGTCAGCGCCGGAACCGATGGCCTCTGCCGAGAGCGCTGCCGTAGGCGTCCAGCCAGAACGCCAGATGGCTCGGGTCATGGAGAAGAGTTCCGCCTGGCTCAGCGACCAGTTCCTGAGCACTCGGTTCAGCAGGTCGCGCAGGTCGGCAGAAAGCCGGGAGTCGCGGTAGCGAGTGATCAGCCGGGCGGCGTTGACCAGGTCGAGGTCGGAGGGCTCCCTGGCGAGAAGGAGGCCATCAATCGTCTTGCGGTCGAGGTGATCGAGCGGGTGGAGCCCGGCAGGGATGCCACGACCGGGGGCATCCGGCAGTCGCGCATAAGAGACAGGGGGCGACCAGGCGGGAGACATAGGGCGTACGACCGGTGACGGCCAGATCGTACAGGGTCATGCAACCCCTGTCTCGCATCGTGGATACCAAGGCGAAGGGGGCTTAGGGGGCGAAAAAGTGGCCCAGCGGGGGATTCTCTGAGAAGCCTTGCAGTGACTGGGGCCTTGAGAAGTGGCCCAGGGGGGGCCACCGTGACTCCTACTCTTCCCAGAAAAATCCTTTCCCCTCTGGGAGTGCCCCCAGACCCAGAGCAAACACTAGCGAGTTGAAGGGTACGCAGGTGAGTCCCGAAACAAGACAAGTGATCGTTGACGCGAGTTGAGCGCTCCAAGAGGGAGGGGAGGGGTCATGAATTTCTTTTTTCCGCAGAAGAGGGAGTCGCGGTGGGCACGGTGGGCCACTTCCCGAGAAGCCTTGCTACAACTACAAAACGCTCAACAGGGTGCTGGGCCATTTTGCCGCCCAGATCCGGTAATTCCGGAAGCAAGTCTCATGGGTCTCACCAGTTACGGACCGATTCGATAGGGAGAGCTCATTCATCGCACTAGGTGTCTGCTGAGTCTTACAGCAAGAATGAAGGGTCTTGTCTCGCATCGTGTCCAATGAGTCTCACCGCATGCGACACGAAGACCCGAATCAGGTGGCGTGCCGCCAGGCGCCGGTAGCCTGGGCTCGCATTGCTACCCCTTGCGTGCCATGTCTGACCAGTTGGCCCTGACTGTCGTGCAGCAGTTCGAGGTCGAGCGGATGGGCCGGGTGATCGATGCGACCAGCGACATCGAGGCACTGCGAAAACTCAGCAAGCAACTGGTGCAGGCTTGGCACTGCCAGAAAGCGGCGACTCGCTGGGTGATGGGCCATGTCACCGGGCCGCCGATCCCTGGCCCCGATCCGTCGAGCTTCGGGGATCCTGAAGTGCTCAGCTGAGATCAGGAGCCCCAGTCGGAGGGGAAGTCCCCGTCGGTGGTGCCCTTCTTGGGGGGATTGGCTAGAAACCAGATCCGCAGCCTGGTGCCGTACCTCCGGATCCGCGTGCTGGTGTAGCCGAGGCGCTTGAGCTCGTCGGTCACGCCGGTGCTGAGCCCCGGGCGAGGGTCGATCGGGAGATCGAGCCATTTGTAGATGTCATCGAGCCTGTAGGCAGGCTGGTCCTCGTGCATGAACGAATGGTTGCGAGACAGCACGTTCTGAAGCGCACCCGTCAACGGGCTGTCGACCGTGTGGTTGTTCAGGTAGTCGTCAATGAAGCTGATTTCGTAGGAGGAGAACTCGTAGACGGGCTCATCGAGGTAGCCCTGCAGGGCAGCAGCCCAGATCCGCATGCGATCAATCTTGACCCGGTCCAGGTCGATGATCCGCACGGCGGGGTCCTGGGGACTGGGTGCTACGCCATGCACGGTGATCGGCATGAAGCGGCGGTTGCCGGACGGATCGACCAGGAAGTCACTGCTGTTGGTGCAGCCGACCAGCACGAAGGACCGGCGGAATGTCCGCTCGTTCTCGTAGAGGCGCCTGGAGCGGTCAACCGAGACGGTGACTAGGTTCTTGAACTCTTCTGTGTACTGGCGACGGAAGAAGCGCTCGACCTCATCAAGGTTGATGATCCAGCCGGCATGCAGGGCGTGCGGCTTCTCCTTGAGGTACGCGATCCCTTGCTGGATCGTTGGGCACCAGGCGTAGTCGTTGCTCAGCGGGTTGGGCGGAGTCAGGTATTGGAAGAAATTCGTTTTGCCGACGTTCTGCGGACCGATCAGGATCGGCATCCAGCCCATTGAGCAGCCTGGCTCCTTGGCCCTGGCTACGGCAGCGATCAGGAAGCGGCGCAGGATCAGATCAGCGAGCAGGCGCCCGCAGGGCATGCGCGGATTCTCTGGCCCTTCCTCGGCGACCCCAAGCAAGGTCGAGGCAAGGGTATCGAAGTACTCGATCGGCTCGTACTTGGAGCAGTCGTCGAGGAAGCGGTGAACTGGGTTGTAGCCGTTTCGTTGAGCGGAGAGGTGAATGGCGTCGTACACATGCGTCTTAGCGAAGGGCTTGTCTTCTGTTTCGGAGATCAGCAGATAAGCCTTGTCGGCGTCATCGATCAGCTTGGGCTCGTCCATGGGGCCGCACTCGAGCTGCATCGTGAGTTGGTTGAGCCGCAGCCCGGGGTAGAGGGCCTTGACCTTGGCGCGGATCCTGGACACTTCGCTGCCAGCGGGACCAGCTCCTTTGGCCGGCCGACCGCGCTTCTTCTTGCCCGGCGGCTCAGGGGGCAATGAAGCGTCGCCTGTGGGCATGGGAATCAGGAGGTCGTCTGGACTGCCCATGAACTCGGGATCGGCTTCGTCGACACCTGGAACCGCTACTGCCAGCAGAGCCGCAATGTGAGCCGGCATCTTGGGCATGTCGTCATGGACGTCAGCCGGCTCGGAAGGGGCCTCTACTGAGGATGTCTCAGAGTGAGACTCATCTACCGTTACTGGGATTCCAGCAACGGAATGTCCCGTCTCAAGCTGAGGGCTTTGAGCCGCCTGGGCCGCAGCCCATTCGAGGATGGAAGGGGTGCGGAGCTTGCCGGCCTTAGGCAGGTCGTACTCCGGATCGCTGTGGCCGAGGAAGTCCTCGTGCCGGTAGCCAGGGGGCAGCTTGGAGTCGTAGTTCCCTGAGGAACGCAGATCGTCAGGCAGGGAGTCGCGCCAGTCGGGGTCCCGCTCAGAGGCCAGGAAAAACAGGGTACCCAGCGAGGAGCGACCAGAAAAACCGCGGAAGAATCTCTCACTGGCCTGCCGGCTGTTCTTGCCGCTGCCGTGGTGCCCTCGAATCGCCCAGTCCGACCAGGCGGGAAAGAGGGGATCGCCGGCCGAGGCTGCCGCTGCCGTGATTCGCACGAAGAGATCGCGCTCTCCGTCCGCGGTGGGGTCAAGGACGTTTTCAAGGACGTAGATCGCTTGGCCGATCGAGGTCTCGTCGTATTCGTCTGAGCGTTCCTCAAAGCTCGAGCGCTGGCTCAAGGCTTCCTTGCGAGCATCGGCGATGAAGCTCTTGGGCAGGCAGGCGCCCGACTTGCCGGACCAGTCCTGGCAGTTGCTGTTGCCGTAGTAGAGGCGGCAAGGGTCACTGCAGTTCTTGTCGCCGCCAAGGGCGCGGATCAAGGCAGTGGTAACGGCTTTGTAAAGGCCAGGGTCTGCGATCCGCTCCGGCAGGCGAAAGATGACCCGGAAGCGATGCTTGCCGGGTTCGTCCTGGTGGCTGCAGCTGGTGTAGGTCAAGCAGGCGTGCTTGGCCAGCGGATGGGCGCGGAAGTCATCAAGGTCGAGGCCGTGATCGATGTCGACAACGGCCAGGTCGGCATGGAGGAAAGCGGATGAGCTCCGGTGAGAGGAGCTCATCGCTGCGGCGATGAAGGCATACCCCAGGTGGATCGTCTCCCGCAGGCCGTCAAGGTCAGTCTCGACGGACTGCCAGTTGTCGGCGAACTCGTCCCTCCAGGCGGAGGGCTTGTTGCGGATGCGGGTATTGAGTGAAACCGCCAGGGTTTGTGTGCTCATCAGGCCTTCTTCTGGTTGCCAGCGGACGTGGTCAGGGGCCCGGAGGGCGCGGTTCCCTGGGGAACGGTTCTCCGGTAGTCGGTCGGCGTGATCGCCAGATCGAAGGGAACGCCGCGGTCAAGCCGTGAGCGGAGCGTGATCTCGTTCACGCCCATGTGCTGGGCCCAGTCGTGGAGGGTGCGAGCTTCTCCGTTGAGCTCAAAGACACGGGCGACGCGCCCGGGACGGCGAGGCCCGGAGATCTGGGCCCAGACGAAGTTGCCCGGGCCGCAGGGCGACTCGGGATCTGGGCAGAGGGGGCGATGGTCCTCTGGGCAGGGGCCAACGTCATCGAGGAAGGCATCGAAGGAACGGATCCAACGGAGGTCGACAGCGGGGATGGTTTTGCGGGAGTTGGGACTGCGGAGAGGGGGACGGTTCTGGATGCGTAGCCAGGCCTTGTGGGTCCGGCGGATCTCCGGAGGGGAGTCCTTGCCAGATGGCTTGAGGATTGAGCGCTTGCGGAGCTGAGGAAATGCCTTGGTTGTCATGCGTTGTGATTGCTGTGGCAAGCGGCACAGTGCCTCAGGTGTGCCGGGCGCGCAAGCCCTGGCGACACACAAAGCCGCAAGCTGGTGCACGCACAATCTCAGGAAATGCAAAGGACTGTTAAATGCAGCAGATGTGAGGGAAGTTTTCTGTAGGAGTGGGCAAGCAATGTTAAATGTGTTGGTACAATCCATGGCACCGATGAGAACCGCTTTGGAATCCGCAGGCAAGACCGCACCGCCAGAAGCGGTGACAGCCGCAGAAGCTGCGCAGACTCAGCGCTTTGCCCAGGCGCTCCGGCAAGCGATGGTTCGCAACCGGCTGAGTGAACGCAGGCTAGCGACCGAGCTGGGTATCACGATCGGCACGACCCAGAAGTACTTCCGCTTCCGTGTGCAGCCGCTCAAGGTGGCAACAGGCATCAACCGCCAGCTGGCCCGCTTGCTGGGGATCACGCTGGACGCCCTGGTGAGCTTTTACGAAACCGGAGAGTTTCGTAATGCCTTGAGCTTCGACGAAGTGGCCTCCTGGCTGCGCTCAGATGCCGGCATCGAGCATCTGGCGCCGGTCCTTGAGGCGATGAGCGATCTGAGCAAGAAGGCCACCAGCTGCGGTGGCGCGCCCGAGCTGCCGCCAGCGCGTTATACCTGGCCCTTAGAAGAGTTGGAGCAGGCCAAGGTATCGCCGGCCCTGCGGCAACGCATGGGCTTAACAGAGGGAGCACTGGAAGCTCTAGCAACGGAAGGGGTATTTACGGACGAGCTCGTTGAGGCCTTCAGCATTGCGGTCAATCTGGATGAAGGGGCTGTCCGCGAAGCATTCGCGGCACGCACCGCTGTGTTATGAGCTGGGCTCCAGCGTGGTACGCTCACATCGGTCGGAAACGAGGCCGACCAACAGAGAGGACGGGCGAACCCCTGAGAAGGTTCGCCTTTTTTGTGCCCGGATGACCATCGCTAGACTCAGCTGAAGGTCTGACTGCTGTGATGTTCAGGCGTTCAGTTGCTGAGGTGCTGTCGCGGGGGACCGCCGAGACGCTCGGGGATGCCATCCGCAGTGGCGTGATGACGGACATCGAGGGTTACCCGATGTTCTTCCGTGATGCGCCGAGCGAGGATGCGCAGCGGCGGATCACCAAGAAGTTGGGGCATCCGGAGGGGAGGACGTTCACGGCCGAGGAGCTCGAGGCGATCGCCAGAGGAGCCGGGGTGAATGGGGAGATCAACGATGAGCTGCTCAAGGCGATGCAAGCCCTGTACGACAACCACGACCCACGGCGGATGGCAGGGGCCGCGTTGCTGGGGGCCCTGGGCGCCGGCACTGGGATTGCGCTGCTGACGCCGGGCAAGGAGGAGCGGGGGTCCCATGCCTGATTACTCGGCCGGTTGGATCACAGTTCCGGGCAAGGGGCGCAGGTGGCGTACTAGCAAAGGCGAGTACATGGCGCAGCGCCCGGCAGGTGACGCGCCTGGGGTGATGGGCGCGATTCAAGGGGCTTGGGCCGGGGCGGATAGGGCCGTGGGCGGCTGGCTGCCCGGGGGCGGCGTAGCAAACCCCGCAAGCGGGGCGGTTCGAGGTGTCTCGAAAGCGGCCCTAGGGGGCGGTGTCCTTGCCTCGATGCCTCGTCTAGCCGTGGGTGACGCAGCGGGAATCGGGGGCTACTTTGGCATTGCGGCAGCGGCAGGTGCCCTTACCCCTGTGCTCCAGAAGATCGCGGGGAGCGGAGGCCGGCCCTCGGTAGGAGTGCTGGGCCAACAAATGAAAGTACTGAATAGTGCGCACAAGTATCTGGGCGAGATGGGATCGGGCGTTAATCAGGGCGCGATGATCGAAGACGCAACCCGTGACGCAAAGGGGCTGGAGCCTGCTCCTCGCCCCGCCAAGGGCAAGATGATTGACTTCAGTACGGATGGCTCGCCTATCGGACCGGCCTACCAGCCAGTGGGGTCTGCTTACCTAAAAGGAAAGGTTGCAATAAATCAAGACACGCCGGCCTGGGTGCTCGCTCACGAGTTTGGCCATGCAGCTGATCACGTCAAAAGACCCGGCTCGTTCACGTCGACTGACCAATTGCAGAATATGCCAAGATCACAGCAAGAGGGATACGTGAACAGCGCAAGGTCAAGGATGACCGGCGCGAGCGCAGGAGTTGGGACTTTGTTTGCCCGTCCCGGTGATGGGAACCGCAGCGTGCTGGAAGCCGGCGTCCAAGGAGCTCTCTTGGGCCTTGCATCCAATTGGGACACCCTGGCCAAGGAAGCAAGGGCGGACATCCATGGGATGAGGATTGCCAGGAATGCAGGCGTACCCTGGAACACGAAACAGAACCTTGCCGCCAAAGGCTCGTACGTGCTGGGCACAGCGGGTCCCGGCTTCATCCAAGGCGCCGCCGGAGAGGTAATTTCGAGGGGGGTGGATCAAGCGTCAAAGGTGTTGAAAGATGCCGTCGTCGATCCAGCGTTGCGCAACGTTCGTGGCGGCGATAGCCCCGCGGAACAGAGCTTGCGTAAGTACGGATACAACCCCGAGCAGTATGCGCTGGGCGCCCCCTCTGACCAAGGGGAGTCTTTTGGCCGGGGGGACCTCGGGGTAAGGAAGCGCCATCCGATTGGCTCAGCGGTGATGCGAGGGTGGGCGAAATGAGCGGCATGCGAATGGCTGGTGCTGCGTTTGGAGCAGGGGCCGCGCTCGGGGCTGGAGGCCTTGCCCTGGCCCAGCACCTGATTGAGCAGGGCACGCCGACCTACGCGCGCGAGATGTCGCAAGAGGAGCATGCAAAGAACAACCTGGGCGGCCTCCGGCAGCGCCAGGGTGACATGTCGGTGAAGGACCTGGCCCTCTACGAAGGGATCCGCCAAGGGCTGATGTCCGGTGAGGTCAGCGGCGAGGAGGTGTACGGGCTCGTGAAGGGCGGGAAGCTGCCGGCGCGGGTCGTCTCCTTGCTGGGTGATGTGATCGACCTGGGCGCGTATATGCCGCCTCCAACTCCAGGAGCCTGACCATGGCCATCCGCAAAGCCGGAGACAAGCTTGCCGCCGCCTGCTGGAAGGGCTACGAAGCCATCGGCACGAAGATCAAGGACGGCCGCCAGGTGCCGAATTGCGTGCCAGTGAAGAAGGGGCGCCGCTGATGGCCAGTATTCGCGAAAGAAGCACAGGTACAGCAGCCGTAGAATCACCATGACGCTCTAGCTGCCATGACACCTGCCCCGTACGCAAGAACTGCTTCGCAGTACATGAGTGCTCCAAGTGCGTCTCTTGCTGAAGCGTTGCTTGCCAGCTACTTGGAAAAAGCTAAACAGGTTGCCGCCAATAACCCCAAAGCTCGGTTTGGTTACTACGACGAGAACGGGGTTCCTCAGTACAGCTCGAACCCTGAGTATGCGGGCTTGAATTGGCGGAATCAAACAGCAGAGGGAGGGCCTGACGTGGAAGGGAATTTGTACGACCCGAATCATCCTTCATTGCCGATGATGTGGAGTAGCGATGCACCTAGCGTGATGCGCAGAAACTTGCTGGGGATGCAGGCCACAGAAGAGTGGGATGGAGCAAGACACCTTGGAGCTGGACAGAGCAGCCTGCCCGCCCAGCGGGAACTAGAGCTTGCTTATCTTCGGCCCCTGGCTGCGGACGATTTGCCGTACTAATGGCCAGCATCCGTTACGCCGGCGAAATCTTTCAGGGCTACAACCAGCCCAAGCGAACGCCTGGCGAAAACAAGAAGTTCGCCGTGCTGGTCAAGGACAACGACGGTGATCAGAAGATCGTGCGCTTTGGGGATCCATCGATGGAGAACTACCGCAATGGCCCGCACGGCAGGGGCGGCCATGGCGATGAGGATCGTAGGGTGAATTTCAAGGCCCGCCACAACTGCAGCGAGAAGAACGACAAGACCACACCGGGGTACTGGAGTTACCACTGGAGCTGGTGAGATTCATGGAGAACCGCATGGCCGGCGAAAAACTGGCACTGCTGATTGCCAGGAAGTACGCGGAGGGCGACCACTTGGTCGACGGTGGACCCGATGTCGGACTGTTCTGGGCAAGCAACATCCAGGACCCGTCGACTTTGCCCGTGCTTTCGATACAACACGCGCGAGACGTGCTGGCCGCTCGAGGGACAGAACAGAGAGGTCGTATTCACTTCACCGATTATGCCCTGCAAGGCTCAAGTGATCGATGGTCGCCGCAAGTCGGCAGCTGGCCGGAGGCAGCATGACGTTTCAGATGCCCATGAACTTCAAGTACACCCGGCAGGGCCCGGATGGCTGGAAGTTCTATGGCACGCCGGGTACGCCGGCGACCACGATGGACGCCATCATGCAGGGTCTGCGCACATCGACATTGCGCAAAGGATTGAGTCGAGGCCTTGAGCCTGGGTCCAACGTCCTGTTCACGGATAACGATGGCCGCCGCCAGCCGGCAATCGTGACCGGCAAGCGCATGGTCGATCCCTCCATGGCGGAGGAATTGTCCAGGACCGAGCGCTGGACACCGGAGTTCCTGCGCTGGTACATGGGTCAGAACGGCCTGGACAACGGTCGGATGGAGCAGCTGCTGTACCAACTGCCAAGCCAGGGCGTGATTGCAACCCCGCGCATGGCCGGAGACGCCTTGATCGCCGCGGCTGCAGCGCCGACCGGGCCGATCTGGGCCTTTGGCGGGGCAAGAGCTACTCCGCCGGACGTGCTTGAGCTGATCTCCCAGATCGGCAAGAAGCACGCCGAGAGCGGCGGACGCATCGTCCATGGCGGAGCCCCCGGCGCAGATCGCGCTGCATCGCGGCTGGTGAGCAATCCAGAGGCGCTATCGATTCTTCTGCCTGGTCCCAACGATCCCCGCGGGCCGGATCCTCAGTACGCCGGGGGACGCGTCTTCGATGCCACTCAGCTTCCAACTTGGGAGCGGGCTCATGCGATCGCCAGGCAGTACGAAGACCCGTACCGTCCGGGCGGACGGAACTACAACGCTCGCAACGTGATGGTGCTGCTGGGGCCCGGGCTTGATGCACCTCGAGAGAAGCTCGTGGTCTGGTCACCGGGCGCGCAAGCCATCGGTGGCACTGGCCACGCCATCCGCACCGCCGAGGGCCACGGGATCCCGGTACGGAACCTGGCGGACCCCGCAATTCGGGCTGCCGCGGAGCAGTGGCTGAGGGCCTGAGTCGCCCTCGTTAGCCTGGGCTGGCGCCTGACAACCAGCGAGACGGAAGCCTGTGTCTCACAGAATCGAAGGGTCGGAGCTGGTTTCGAAACGTGTCACCAAGAACAGCTTCAGGCGAGAGATCATCAACGCCTGGGACGGGTGCTGCGCCTACTGCGGCTGTCGGCCTGAGAAGATCACGCTCGATCATGTGGTGCCCAAGGTCAAGGCCGGGACAACGCAGAAGAGCAACCTGGTGCCAGCCTGCGCTCCATGCAACGTCTCAAAGAACCACTGCGATGTCTGGCAGTGGTACGCAGAGCAGGCGTTCTACTGCGCTGGCAAGGAGGGAGTGATCAGGGAATGGTTGGAATCCAACGCCGCCGCGGACGGGGGTTGAGCGGCTGCCTGGCGGTCAGAAGTAACCAGCGACGGCACCAACCGGCACGATGGGGATGCCAGCGCCGCGGACGACCAGGCAACCGTAGTTGCCCTGACCGCAGCTGTTGTTCATGAGCTTGCCGATGTTGCGAACCCAGCCGTAGCCGCCGGCACCAAGGACTACGACAAGGATGAGGACGAGAATGCCGGTGGAGACAGCCTCGGGGTCAAAGCCAAATGAGCGAGAGGAGTTCTTGGGGCCGTCCATGAAACGTCTTGAGGTGCAGAGGTGTTCTACAGGAGCGGCGGGCAGGTTGCAAGCCGTGTCAAGCGCCAGCAACCCCTAGCCCCACTTGCTGGCGTTGAGAGCGAAGTTGGCCTTCTTGACCAGGCCAGGGCTGTGCTCGTCTTTGTGGGCCAGGACATGCCGGGCGTACTCCTGCACGCCCGTGCCGGCTTTGGTGGCAGAGGCGGTGAAGGATCCCTTCGTGCCGCCTTGCGACATGGCCTTCTGCATGCGCTCACCAGCGAAGCGTGTCATGGGTGCTGCGGCTGCTCCTGATCCCGCATCATCATGACGGCCGGGATCCCGCCTGCGATGGCACCGGCCAGGGCTCCGTAGGCACCGCGACGAGCGCTCTGACGTTCGAGTCGCTCGACCTCAAGGAGACTCTTAACGGAACGGGGCCTGACTGAGTGAGCTCCGGCAAGGGCGCCTCCCGTGGCGGTTGCGTAGGGCAGTAGGGAGATGAGTAGGTTGAGAGGAATCTCTCCAGAGTTCGACCCGTTGGTATCGCCCAAGAAGAGGTCGGCGGCGCCGTAGATGCCAGTAGTCCCCAGCCCCAGCTGAGCAAGAGTGTTGACAGCCAATGCGTGCAGGTCTGAATCGCTGCCCGCAAAACGCGTGTTCATGACTCAGCGCCCCTGAGCAGGCCGCTGCTGTCCCTGCGACGTGGGCTGCTGGTTGGGGCGTTGCCCGGGGCGATAGCCAGCCTGGAGGTTGGGATCGCCTTGCTCCTGCCCGACGGCTTGGTTGTCCTTGCCGCGGCGCATCATCTTCTTGGCCCGGTCCTTGTGCTTGTTGAGCACGCCCTGGCGATCGTTGGGGGCGGCGCCTTGCTGCGGGCTGTTCATGCGTGGACCAGAAGCTTCTGGCCTATGTTAGAAGGAACAATCGGAGCCTCCTCCTTGTCGAGCCCCAGGGCTGCAAGCTCCTTCTCGCGGGCAAGGATCTGGTAGTAGTCGGCAACACGCTGGGTCCACTTGTAGCGCCAGGCGTGGAGCTCATGGCCGCGGAGCAGGAAGCTCTGAGTGATGCGCGGCGTGGTCACCAGGATCTGGGCCATCTCGACCGAGATCCCCAGGGTTTCTTCGAGGGCGATCGCATAGGCGCCCAGCTGGAGGGCGCACTTGTTGAACTTCATCCAGCCGCCGTAATGCTCCCTGGGGACACCGTTCTCCTCGCCCTTGGGGAAGTAGCGGCAGTAGGGGCCGTTGCTGGACTTGACGTCAGCGAGAACGACGATGCCGCCGCGGACGCCGACGATGTCGGGACAGCCGCAGTATCCGTGCTGGTGAGACCAGATCCTGGAGATGCCATCGTCCCCGATACAGAAGTTCCACTCAGGCCGTAGCGGCTTCTCCGACCAGGTGAAGTAGTCGTAGGAGTCGAGGTGGGGAGCTACTCCGTTCCAGTAGGGCAGGATCTCATCGGGGATTTCGACAGCTTTGCCACGAAGATGGTCTTCACAGGCCTTGTGGATGATTGAACCGCGGTTGGCAGCGGCTTCCTTGCCGCCCGGGTTCTTGATGTTCCACTGCTCGAGGGTTTGCTTGGAGCGGGCGCTGGCGGTCTTACCCAGGATCGCAGTGACAGAAGGGTAGGCGCAGTCTGGCCGGTCACCCGTCCGATAGTGGCGAACACCATCGATTTCGAAGCGGGTTGGCCGTTTCAATCTCGCCTCTCTTTACAGAGAATGTAGCGAGACCTGAGAGACGCAGGATGAGAGAGCAGCGGGTTCGCCGCTTTGGCTGCGATCAGCCGTTGGACTTGATGTCGCCGAAGTTGGCTTCCAGGTAGTCAAGAGCGCCTCGTTCGCCTTGGTAGGCGTCGAGAGTGCGCAGGAGCTGGCGGGCCAAGACAGCAGCGCCCTTGGTCATCTCCTCGAGGTAGTCGCCTTCCTTTGGGCGAGTGCCATCGATGCGGTCACCAAGGATCGGCCCCAAGATGGCGGCATAGACCATCACCAGGGGGCTGACCTGGTAGGCCTGGAAGGACGAACCCCCGGACGTGAAGCCTTCCAGTAGCCGAGCAACATCGGCCAAGCTCCGGGCGATCTGCTCTTGCCGCTCCCCCTGCTGGTGACCCAGAGCAAGGAGAGCGGAGAGCTGTTCACGGATCCTCGTCAACTCGCTCAGCTCGGTCGGAACGGGCTTCGGGGAGAGGCCCTTCGGGGTTGGTGATGACGGTTCCATCGAATAGCCGGCAGATGTGAAGAGCGCCGCGCTCAGCAGGGCTCAGCTGCTGCCAAGCCCTGTTGACGCTCTCATGATCATGGCGCTCCTGAAGAGCCCTGACATCAGAGCTTCGGGTGGCACGCTGCAGGGCAAGCAGGATCGACGGATCGTAAGACAAGGATGGCAGTGAGGTTGTGGGGGCAAGACATGGCATGGTCGTCGATGGTGCCGTTTTCGAGCCCTCGAACAAAGAGGACGTCTCCTTCTGCTAGGAGCCGGCGAAAGGCTGCGATCACCTCGTCTGCAACAGCAGTGGACGGGACGAAGAGGACTTGGGCGTAGGCTTTCGCCCCTTCCTTGCTCGGATGAGCTACCGGAACGGAAAAGGAAGGTGAGCCAAGCTGCAGCAGCAGGACTGCGCAAAGATCGTCTGCGTCAGGGCGCAGGGGCAGGTCTTGCCAGGTTGAATCCAGCGCAGGCATTGCTTTTGTAGACATGAATCTGCTAAAAAAAAAAAGTTTTGAATTTGAAAGAGTACCCTGTGAGCGGGCACTGTGAAGCGTTCGGGGTGGACTTCGGGGGAAGTCCGACCCCTTAAGTGAAGTAACTCCGAGTTACCAGCCCGCAGCAGGAAGTTCCCTTCCACCGGCGATCTCCTCGTCGGCGCCCAGCTCATCGCGGCGGGTCATCGGTTCCTGGGAGGGGGCCTTTGATCCGGCGGGGCGGCCTTCGAATGGATCGCCGCCCTCGAAGAGCGCTGGCAACCACATGTGATCAGCCCGGGCGTGCCAGTGCTTGGTCTCAGCAGCTGACGCCGCCTTGAGAACCGGGGTGACGTCGTACTTGGTGTCCAACTTCTGGCCGCGACGGGTGATCGTCAGATAGAAGTTGGCCATCTCGCCGTTCTCGATGGTGTAATCCTCGATGTTGAGAATCGCTTCGATGGCTTCGCGGACCTTGAGCTGAGTGATGTCAAAGACCTGGTAGTCGTCGGCTTCCTTGCGCTTGCAGGCCCAGGCCAGGAAAAAGGTAGGAACGGCCTTTTCGGTGCCGCCGCTCTTCTTGGCGTCATAGGTCAGACCGATGTCGTCCATGTACGACTTGGGGAAAGTCGGGAAACGCCGGGGCTTGCCTTCCATCGTGAAGTACTGGTAGCCGGCAATGCAGTGACCGCTATCGCCCGTGCCGCAAAGGCGTATGGTCGTGCTCTCGCCGTCAGCGAGCTTCTTGAGCTCGAAGTATTTGGCGGGAACGGCGGGGTCTTCTTGGTTGGTGGCAACGTAGTTGGAGGGGAAGATCGACATCGGGTTGGAAGGATTTGCGAAAGGGATGAAAAGGAAGTAGCTGTTGCTACCAATTGGTGGGGCAATCGTCGGGCTGGCCTTGGAAGGATTCGTGGCTGTAGCCAACAGCGCTTGTGCCAGCAGCTGGATTGCTGCTCTTGGAGCCGCGGTGAACGCGAACAAAGCGGGCCTTGACCTCGACGTAGGGTGTGCCATCGGCGCTGGTCATCTGCGTGAAGCAGCCGTTGATCTCGACAAGAGCGCCGACGTCGGCGGCGCTCAGGCGATCCTTGGTGAAACCGAAAGCGCGGATGGAGAACCAGTCGGTGACTTCGACGGGCTCAGTGGCCTCCGGGTCTGGGCTGCGGAAAAAGCGATTAACGGCGACCGAACGCCTCGTGGACTTGCCGCTTTCGGCGTCCTTGGCGGTGCTGCCGATACGGCCGACGATGACGACCTCGTTAAGGTACTGGTCGTCACCGGCGGGCGAGATCACAGCCGTGGTGATGATCGGCACGTCGCCATCGGGTTGCACGAGGGAGGCTTCCCCGGAGGCAATCAGGCGGTCACCGGTGTCCTTCTCGGCTAGGGCCTTGGCGGCGACGCTGTCTGCGTAGGCCCGCACGAGGACGGCGATGGGTTCCTGGCCGCAGATGACAGCTGAGGCGGCCAGATAGTCCCTGCCGTCGAAGGAGCGGACAGCCGGCTTCTCGTTCAGAGCAACGATTGATGAGGCATAGCTCATGATGTGCTGCAGAGGGCACGCCAGCATAAGCCTTGCGCTTGCTGTGGCAAGCAGCCCTCTATACGTGTCAGACGCGGGCGTACTGACTGAGCCAGTCCGGTGCGGCGGGGATCGGCTGAGCGGTTTGCGGCATCAGCAAGACGACCATCTGGATGTCCTCCCGCTGGAGCCGGAGCGGTCCGCCGTGGTAGCCAGAGAGGACCAGTGAATCGCTGTCGTCGACCATGGCCTTGATCGCTGGGAGCAGCAGGCTGAGGTCATAGCGACCAGCGGTCGTCGAGGTCTCGGGTGTCGTGCCCCAGCGCTCAAGGGCGGCGGCGATCGCGGGGCGATAGGAGGGGAGCTCACTCGAAGCGCGGATCGTGAAGTCCTTAAACGTGTTGTGCTCCTTGTAATACGTGGTCACCCGGGCGGCCAGGGATGACAGTTCGTCGCCTTCGATACAGACGTCGCGCCCGGCCGTCTTGATGCCATTGGCGGCCTTGACCAGGGCGCTGTCGGGGAAGATCAAAGCGCTGGCATCCGCCTTGCCCTCCGGGTCGTAGCCGATCATGCCGACGGCGCCGCGATTGAAGGCGGCGATGGTCACGCCGGAGTCAAGGTCGCCGTAACGCAGGGGAGCGACCTCAATGCCCTGGTCGGTGCCGAACTTGCCGGTGAAGGCGGCGGCGTAGGCGAGAAGTGCCGAGTTGAAGGTCAGCCTCATGGGGGACGCCGTGGTGCCACGAAGGTAGCCCAGCATGCAAGCCCTGTCCTGCAACTGCTGGTTTCGCCAAGCGGCCCTTCGTAGGATTGCGTGAGTGCACCGGCATGGCTGGCGATGGGAGCGGAGGCGATCGTTGCTTTAGGGGCCTTGGGGTGCTCCGGCGTCGTGGCACTCTGGAAGATCGCCAATGGTCTCGGGCGTTTTGAGGCAAGGACCGGGACGATCCTCGAGGGGATCCAGAAGATGCTGGGGGACCACGAGGCTCGGCTAAGGGACCTGGAGAGCGACCGCTAGTCCGCTAGCCGTGTAGCGCAGAGGACCTTGCGCATGCAGGACAGGTCGCTAGCCTGAACGCGGTTGTGATCACCCGGGGAAGCGCGCTGCGTGAAGCGGCAATCGAGCCCCGGGTCCGCGACCCTTACCCATCATGAGGTCCGGCCATGGACTTCGGTCTAGCAAGGTTGGTCAGGTTTTTCCGGAAGCTTGACAAGAACCTTGATCTAATCCCACTGCAATCTCACGCAATGTCCGCTCTTTCCGATCGCGTAGCCACAGTCGTCAAGTTCCTGCTTGACGAAAAGGCCGCTCTCCTTGCCGAAGTCGCCGTGACCAAAGAGGCCCTGGCGACTGCCCTGTCGAACGACGCCGCCGACGCCGAAGCTATCGCTGCTGCGACGGCTGACGCCGAGGTTTCCAAGGCCGCCGTTCAGGAAGCCGAAGCCAAGGCCGCCGCTCTCCAAGAGCTCGCCGACGCCGACGCCGCCGAAGACGAAGCCATCACCGCTGTACTGGACTCCGTCACCATTCAGCCCGAGTGATCTCACTCGCCACTTAAGGCACATGGCCCCCGGTTCACCGGGGGCTTTTGTTTGGCCAGTGCTCAGACGATCAGACAGCTTCGACTTCGATCAAGCCGCCGTGGTCGCGGAGGCGGACGACACGGAGGGTGCCACCGCAGACGAGGGATGCGCGATCTCCTAGTTCGAATGCGCCGGCGCGAGTGTCGAAGCGATCGGCACTGCTGAGAGAGCAGAACTCAGGCACCCTGCTGTTGGGGTTCATGCGGATTCCAAAGCCCCAGCTGTTGCCGTCATGGGCTTCGACGCGGTAGGTGACGGTCATGACTGTGCCTCCCCGGCCCGGGGCAGTAAATTCAGTTCTTTTGCTCGGCAATCAGCTACCCACTTCAACCCAAGCACGACAGATTCACCTAGCGTGTCGGCGTAGACCCACTTCGTGGTGTAGCGCCCCCAGCTGTAGGTGCTTGTAGTACCCCGCATGACCGGAGTAGCAAACTGAACAAAAAAGCCTAGCCGTTCGTTCCGTACCAACCATTCCACGATCTCAGTGTATTCCTCGTTATCAATACCTTCAAGCAGGTTCTCAGGTATACCAGGAAAAAACTCAAGCAATTCCTTGTTGCTTTGCTCCCCAAGCATTTCCCTTAGGCATTCCGGGAGCGTATCAGCATCCGCCGTCATGCCGCCAATATGCAGCAGCGTTTCGATTCTTGCCGTAGCAGCGTCGAGCTCCTGAAGAATCTTTCTGTTTGTTGCGAGCTCCATGGATAGGTCGGTGGTGGTGAAATTGGAGGCCGGGGCGGGCGCGGAGAGCTGCTGGAGCAGGGTGGCGGCGCTGCTGAGAATTTTGGCATCGCCAAACTGGCAGGCCGCAGCCGCATGATTGGCCATCAGCTCCACTTCAGCTACCAACTCCGCCACCTCCCCTGGCTCCGGCGCGGGTGACGCAGGGCGACCCCAGCGGGCGAGGGCACGCTGCAGAATCTCGTGGCCACGGTCAACCGCCTCCAGGCTGTGGGTGTCCCATGGATTTGGGGATGGAATCAACGCCTGGATGGCGATCACCGTGACATCAAGTTGGTCCTCTGTCAACCCATGACCATCTGGCTGGGCCAGGGCGGCGCGGGCGCGGGCAATCAGATCGAGTACGTCTTGGGGAATGTCGCCCCAGGTGTAGTCAATCTTTTCGATCAGCTCAGCGCACAGGGCGCGAATGTCGGGGGTGGTCATTGCTTGTGCTCCTGTGTGCCGGTGCTAACCAGCCGAACGACTGAGATCTGTGCATCGGCTGGGACTTTAGGGTCCTTGCCGCGGACGTGATCAAAGAAGTGCTCGGCGGCTTCTTCGCAGGAGGCGCACTCTTCGATACCGGTGAAGCCGAAGCGCCCGCAGGGGCGTTCCCAAACAACGGAATAGGCGTTGTTTGACTTGGTGGGACTGGTCATACGAGGTGGTAGTTGGGGTCGTTTGGGCAGAATCGTTTGAGGTAAGCAGGCTCGAGGACCTGCAGCCACTGCTGAGCGCAGAGGGTGCGACCGCTCTGCTGGTTGAGCTCGAGGGCAGCGAGCGGGAACCCGTGGGGGAGTCCCGCCGCTTCCAGAGCCAGGGCAGTCGTAAGGCGGAGCAGGCAGTGGCTGGTGATCTCGATGGACTCAGGCGGCAAGCTGCCTCCGGTTCCTGCTGGTGCCGTAACCGGTGAAGTCGCCTTTGCGGCGGCGCGCGGCGATGGCTTGACCGGCAGCGCTACCGGCGGGCTGCATGCCGTGGCTGAGGTGGCAGAAGTGAATGGGCTCGTCCTGCCAGGCAAGGCAGTCGGTTGTGTCGATCGGCAGGCCCATGCGTTCGGCTTCGGCGCGGGTGTGCACCACGCGAGCGGTGCGGGGGAAGAGGGGGGCGAGGTAGTCGAACTTGCCGCCCCAGGATGCCACAACTCGCAGATTGCCGGGTAAGTCAATCACACGCTCGTAGGAGGGAGCAAGCAGGGGCAGGTTCTTGGTGTAGAAGTAGTGAACGAGGTCCTCGGTTTCGCGGCAGGCCTGGAAGATCGAGTCCCGCAGGACGACCGAGTAGAGGTCACCGCCGACGAACCAGCGGCAATGAGTGCTCTTGTGATCAAGGGCCTGGCCGATGCCAGCGAGCAGTAGGTCGGTGACCTCGGTGGGGTTGAGGCCGCGGATGATGTCGAAGTTCTTCCAGCGGCTGGCACGCACGTTGGGGCGGAAGTTCTCGATCGAGGCCTCGTGGCAGCGGAAGGCTTGCTGCGGGCCATCGGAGATCTTGCCGGTTTCCCGGTCTGCCAGGGCCAGGCATTGGAGAGCGCCTGGGCAGGTGTGACCCGATGGCAGCGCGAAGGTCAAGGTCGAATCGGGGAGCTTGCTGTTGCCGCGACCGAAGAAAGGAATGCCGCGCTGGAAGTGGGCAGCAGTGCGAGAGAGGGTCATGAGGAGTTGAGAGGACACAAGAAAGCCCGACTCGCCGCGGCTGCTGCCTGGGCGAATCGGGCGGGTTGTTGAAGCTGAGGATGAGGCCGGGGCTGGCAGTTACCTGCCGGTCACCCTGGACTCATGGGTTGGCTGGTTGGAGTCTTCATCCGAGCGGGTAGGGTTCAGGTTCGTCTTGGTCGTTGTCCCGCGTTTCGTAGGTGTAAGCGGCGCGGTGCCACTCGCCGTAGTCGGGGTCTTCAGGCTTGGGATAGCCGTCGAGTTCCCAGGCTTCAGCGGTGATGCGATCGCCGGAGGTATCGTGGTCGTGAGTGAGCCAAGTACCAAGCTCGGTGAACTCCCAGCCGGCGCTGCAGCGGATTCGGTAGATCCGATCGAACTCGGCCTGGGCGGCCTCAACCTGGGAGAGAAGTTCGTACCAGTTGGGATGTCGCCTAAGCTGGAGCAAATCGAAAGCGGGATCAGGCATCGGCCTCAGAGTAAAGGTTGGGTGGAGTAAGCCAGGCATCAGGTGGAACGCGCGCGCCACAGCGGATGGCGCAAGAGAGCGCCTCGTGGTTGTGTTCGTCGAGAGTGCAGTAGATCTTGCCGTTGGCGAGAATGGCCCCTTGGCCGCCGTGGTACCAGCGATGGCCGGCACCAGTGAGATGGCAGAAGAAGTCGTGTTGCGTGCGGTTGGGGAAGACGAGAGGGACGTAGCCCTTCTCCCTTCGCCCAAGTTCGCCGGGGTAGTCGATCATTGCGCTTCGTTGGCAACGCGATCCATGTCAAGGAACATCCAGGAGTTGTTAGCCCATGCGTCGGTGTAGGGCTGAGTGTCGTGATCTCGATTCCAGATGATGTGGGTGATTGTCGTGCCATCTACGTCGACATGGGAGACATCGCAGAGAGTGACGCCGATTTCCCTGTGAGTAATCACTTGGAAATGTGCTAAGTCAGCAGCATTGACGATGTCGTAGCTCGGCTCTGCGCCCTCTTCGGGGAGGTAGGTGTAACCGAAAGCAAGGATAGAGGGATGATGGTTCATGGATGCTCGTGGGTGTTGTCGTAATGGGCGATGGAGTCAGTCATGGGTACTCTTCGTCGCAGTCAAGAGCAGCCGATCGATCGCTGCCAGCAGATGTTCTTCGCGCTGCTGCAGGAACTCAATCTCGCGGCGATGCTGTTGTTCGAGGCGAAAGTTTGCCTTACTGATTGCAGCAATGGCCGCAAAAGTCTGTGAACGAGAGGCGGCAGAACCCGAGGGGTAGGCGCGAGCGTTGTCGACCAAGGTAAGTGGATAGCCATGCACGAGGTTGTCATGAAGCATTGGATTCACCGGCCGCTGCCGAGGCAAAAGGAACTGAAATAGCGCTTGAAGCATGGCGAGATTTCAGATACGCCGCAGAGCGACGAGCATCTTGCTTGGACTGAAGGTGCTCTATGAGCTCGTCCAGTGAGTCAAGAAAGCTGTTGTACTCGAGATTTTCATCGTGAGTAACAAGCAAGCGAAGGCTTTGGGCGTGGGCCTCAAGTCGATCAACACGGGTCATGAGTTGTCACCGGCTGCTGCCGGAGCTGTTGTGGGCGAAGTAGTAAGCGGAAATCCATACTTGGGCCTGGACGTAGGCGCCGAGGCCGTCCTCGGTGAGATCGACAGTATCGGTCTCAGGGTCAATAAGCAGGTTGGGGTGCAAGCGTTGTGCAAGCTGGATGTAGTCCTGAGGAGTAGGGTTCATTTGTCATTCACCGGCTGCTGCCGGGGCGGGCGGGACGAGCTCGAAGTAGGCGCCGATGGGGAACTCAGGAGCTGGCCAAGGACCACCCCAGTGGCCCACGATGAATCGAAGGCTGCTGCCGATCACGCGCACATGGCCAAGTTCGTCGATAACGGCGGGCAGTCCTTCGGTCTCGACGGCCTTATAGACGTGGCCGAGCCTGAACATGCGGCCTTTGTAACGATCACTTAGGCGAACGCATTTGTAATGAGTCATGATTACTCACCGGCTGCTGCCGGGGCGGAGGATGAGCGGCAGGGAACGCGGAGGCCTACTGCCCAGACGAACCGCCGCACGGATGCGGCGATCCTGACGGAGGTACTTGGCGCGGTCGTGCGCCAAGCGACGGGCAGCTGTGCCAGATGCGTCATCACTTTTGCATTGATAGACCTCGTCTAGCCGCCAGTCGGAGACATCGGACCAGTCGCATTCAGCGGAGAAGTCCTCGCACTCCCAGACGGTGTAGACAGGGTTCGGGTTGGGCTCAAGGTCCGTAGCGGAGACAAAGACTTCGGCCTGGACCCAGTAACCGCCGTCGTGGTCGTCAAGCGTGTAGCTGATGTCGTCGGGGTCGAGGGGGTCGGGGGGAGGTAGTCGAACTTCCGCGTTGTTGTATTCGTGCTGGACGCACTCGCGGATGCGTTGGCTAAGCGTGGTCATGAGGTAGACGCTGAGGGAACAGAAGATCCCACCAGCTCAGCCCACTTGATCTGGCGGGCGTTGAGCCGGAGGTAGTTGTTGAGCAGCAGGCCCTTGCGGCCCAGGTCTGCGGTGACGGTGTAGGTGGCTTCGTAGCCGGGGAAGCGCTCGTCATCGAGGCGGATCTTCTGACCGACAGCGGGCCGTGGCCGCTTGCGCTGCTGCTTGAGTGCATCGTGATGCTCGCGGACCCAGTGGCGCCAGCTCTTGCCACTGCCGGCGTGGTTGCGGTTACAACCCTGGGGCTCCGGCGCTTGCTTAAGGAACTTGAGTGGGCAGCTGTGGTAGTAGGGGCCGCAGGATTCGTCCATGTCCTTGTAGCCCCAGCAGCCGTCGTGGCACTCGAGCAAGAAGAGAAGGATGAAGGGCTCTTGTCCCCCCGGCTGGGCCAGGGCCCAGAGGCAGTTGCCCCGAAGTGAATGGTCCAGCAAAGTGCAGGTGGAGCTTGATGTGAAGTTGCGCGCCAAGAGTTCCTTGACGTAGTTCGCCTTGGAGGTCGGGTGAGTGTCGAATAGCCAGCCCATGGGTTCAGAGAGGAGAGGATTCAGAAGGTGCGTCGGCATGGAAGTCGTCGCCGATGGCGCGGCCCGTATCGCGCACCATGTCAGCCACTGCTTCTATGTGGTCGGAGCTCCACTGCTCGTTGTCGAGTAACGAGGCAACAGCGTCGAGAGCCCGGGACTCTTTGCTGTCAGGTGGCGACCAAGCTTCAAGGTCGATGCCGTAGATGTCGGCCAGCTCGCAACGGTCGGTGTCGCTGCCTTCGTCGAGCATCGACTCTTCGAGGCCTTCGGGAAGGTCATCAAGTTCAATCAGCACGGCGTGTGCTGCGTTGAAGAACGTCCCGGACGTGCAGTCCAGGACGACATAGCGGGAAAGGTCCATGAGGGGGGAAAGGAACGATGAGGGAGGAACTAGAGCAGGTAACCGTCAACGATGATCGGTGAATCAGATGACGCAAACGCCGTGACAATGACGCCGTCAGTGAGCGGCTGGTCAGCAGTGATGTTGTCAAGTTGCACCCGCCGCAAGGTTTCTTCGTCGTCGGATTCCAGCGCGACGGAAATCATCTCGGCGCGGTAGTCTTCCTCGGCTTGCGTCTTGGTGCACCGCTCTGGCGTTGCGTAGAGAGTGTCGTCACCGTCGTAGGGGATACGGCCACTGACGAGCCAGTAGAGAAGGGGTTCTTCAGGCATGAGGAGGAGGGGATTCAGTGAAGTGCTTGATCGGCAGTGGACACTTGCCGCTGGGCCTGACAGCCACGAAGGCGCAGGGGTAGGTGTTGCGCAGGTGGCGGGCGTAGGTGTGCGCGTGGAGGCGTGCGCCCTTGCCGTCGGGGTCGTCATCACAGGTGAAAGACTGGTCGAAGGTCCAGACCCAGTTGTCGCCAAGGAAGGTGCCACCCGGAGCTGGCCCGAGATCCTCCTGCTCCCCAATCCAGACGTCGTAAGTCGGACCGGGAACGGGTTCGAGTTCGTCGTCACGCACGAAGATCAGTGCCTTGACCCAGGCGCCGTCAATGACGTCGCTGTCTTCGATGATGTCGAGAACATCGACGTCATCGTCACCAGCGAACTTGCCCCGGGCGGCCTTGATGTACTTGGTGTAGCGGTCGTAGTCAATCATTCAAACATCTCACGGGTTCGAGTTCGTCGTCATGCACGAAGACTCGGGCGTTGACCCAGGCGCCGAGAACGTCGTCGCAGGCTTCAACGTCAGCGTTGTTGTGAATGACGACGTCGTTGTCGCCAGGGAACTTGCCCTGGGCGGCCTTGATGTAGCGGTCGTGGTCGTAGTCAGTCATCAGTTCTGTGCCTCGATTTCGAGTTCGTTGTCGCCAGCAAAGCCGCTCATCTCGAACTCAAGTTCTTCGGCGATGGACTCGGCTGGGCAAGGGAACATTGCCGCGAGGCGGGCTGAATGATTGGTGCTGGAGGAAGAAGCCTTGCTCGTGCAAGGCCGGTGAAGAGGTTGCAGGTAAATGTGGTTTTCGACGCGCAGAGCCTTGGCTGCTCGCTGGATGGCTTGCTCAAGGTAGGTGCTTTCCTCTGAAGTGAGTTCACCGCGCTCATCGCGCAGCTCCAACTCAGTGAAGGCACCGTCAATGACGGCCCAGCGAAGCTCGCTTTTCCGTGCGCGAGTAAGAAAGTTGATCATTCGAACATCTCATCGAAGCCAGCCTTATCTACGTCGAAACGCTGGACCGCTACGACGTTGCCCGCCTGGTCGTCCGTGTCGTCGTCGCTCTCGTCGTCATCGAGGTCGAAGTCACCGCTGTCGATGCGGTTGACGACCCACTCCCAGTAGCCCAGGCGGGTGTCTTCGTTGGCGACTTCTTCGGCCCAGGCGCCGACTTCGTGCTGGGGGTGCTCACCCCAGGCGCCGCCGAAGTGAGCGGCAAGATCAAGGGCTTCAAGAGCGAGGCTGACCTGCTCCTTGACCGCTGTGATGGTGAATTGGATGCTCATGATTCAGGAGCTGCAGTGGTTGGTGGATTGATCCGCGGTGCCGTGCAGTAGCGCAGCAGCCGCTTGTCGGCCTTGATCGTGGGCCGAAGCACGAGACTGTCATCGGCCCAGTGGTCGTCAAAGGCTTGAGCGAATGCCCTGCGGCACTGCTCGCCCCAGTGGGAACGCCCAGCATTCGGGTCCTTGACAACTATCCGATCGTGAACCTTGTGCCAGTCGGGGGCGAGCAGGTCGGCCAGGTCGGAGAAAGCTCCCATGGCGGACCACCAGAGGCTGGAAAGGTTGCACGTATCGAGCGTGCCGACGTAGTCGGTCATCGGCCGAAGCTTGATGAGGGCGTAAGCGGGGTCGATGGCCTCCGAGCGATCCCACCAGAAGCAAACGTCGTTGTTGCCGGGGTCGACAACCGCCAGGCGCATGCGCCAATTGGCGGTGCTGTGGTCCTTCCTGTAGCGCTCCATCAGTGGGATGAACGCCGTGGCCAGGCCGGCGTCGTGAACGATTGTCTGCACCAGGTCAACCCTGGGCAAGCTGTGAAAGTCGGAGAGAGAATGATGCTCAAGTAGACTGGCCTTGAGCTTGGTTGCTTGTGCTTTGTTGATGGGCATCAGAGGGGAAGATTGAGTTTGGTTTCCAGACGTAGGCGACTTGATAGGACTCGACGTCGAGTGGCATCACCGGCAGTCCCGTGAAGCGATGAAAGGCGACAAGGGCAGAGCTGTTACTGCCGCCGATGTGCCAGTCGTATGGACCCTGAGGGGTAGAAGTCAGCTTCCAGTCGTAGACGTGGAAGGTGGTGCCGTCGTTGCAACGGAAGGCCCACTCGACGGTGACCTTGTCGCCGCGGTGAGTGTGCGGCTGCCCCAACAGGACGACGAGGTTGTCGTAGGTCGTGTGGCAGTAACCCTTGAGGCAGCCGTTGGGATGAGGTGCTTTGCCGAGGACGGCTAGGTGGTGGAGCTTGGGGTCGCTGATTTCAACCCATTCGACGTGGCTGGTGCAGTTGACGCTGTAGTCCTCGATTCCGTAACGCTCGAGAGGCGAGTCACCGACAAGCTCGCGTAACATGTGGTCGTGGTTCCATTCACCAGGAGCGGTGAAAAAGGATTCGTAGGTTATGCGAACAGTGAGCGTGATCTCACTGCAGCGAACTCCGGGTTCGGGGTAGTGGTCGATGGATTTGGTTTCCATTGCAAGGAGTGGATGATGGTTAAGCAAACAAGTTCATGGCTGCTGCGCCACCCAGAACTCGTGGAGTTCAGCGACGTCACGAATGGCTGCCGATGCTTCCGGGTGGTCGGGCCCCCCCTGCTGGTTCCAGAAAACTGAGAACGGGCACTGTCGGAGCCAGTCAACGAACTGCGCAGGCGTGTAGCCGAGTTGGACGAGGACCATCTCTGCCTGGTCGCGGGAGAGGTAGCCACCATCGTCGGCTTGCTCGATGATTGGCCGCCAGAGGTCGACTTCGGGTAGCAATTCAATGGAATCGAGAATGGTTTCCTTGGGCGTGCGGATGCGGAAGGGCGCCCGGCCTTTTTCGTGATTGACGGCGGTCATGCTGGCTGCGGTAACGGGTCGAAGTAGCCGTCTCTCACCATTTCGTCGTGATAGAAATCCCGAAGCTGATCCCAATCGTGCTCACCGGCGAGGCGATGAACCTCGGATAGCAGTCGGTCGCGGTCCCATTCCTCTGAAACGCTCTTGAGCCAGGCGTAGGGATGCGACCAGCGGTATTGGTCAGGGATGACCGGGCAAATCTTGCCCTCCCATTGGCCGGCAAACTTGCGGGTGATCGCTTCCAGCATCCAGTAGATAGTGCTGCAGTTGGAGGCACGCCAGTCCTGGACGATCTCCTCGGGCTCGTTGCCCAGGACGATCGAGAGCGTGGCTGTTTTCCCGTCCAGCGTGATCTTCAGGGTGGACGTATCGACAGCAGTGATAGCTGCGGCTGCCTGTTGGCGGATCGATAAATAGTCGCCGGCATGTTCGGGCGACGGCAGTTGCGTGGTATCTCCGCCGTCGTCAACCCAAAGCAAGCGGGCGCCGCCCTCTTCGGTGAGCAGGCGCAGTAAGTCGAGGACCACGGGGGTCCAGTTGTTACGGGGCATGACGAGCAAGGGTTACAAGGGAGTAGGTTCAGAGTCGACAGGAAGGACTTCGCTGAGTCGGCTGTGCAGCAGGCGCGCCGGCTTACTGGCCCAGCGCGGACAGTGGAGCAGTTCGAGGTAGTGCTCAAGCGTTGGCACGAAGCCGAGGTCTTCGAGGATGTGCTGATGCGCTAGCAGGGAGGTCGGGACTTGGCGCCCTTTGCTGTTGGTGATGGTGTCGCCGAACAGCGCGATGGCATCTTGGATGCCCTGGGTGTGATGAGCGAGCATCCGATGCAGCAGCCGGTCGGTGCCGACGCGACCTCGGTCCATCCACTGATGGAACTTGTGATAGTCCTCAGGCGCGCCGCCGAAAGCATTGGCGCTGCTGACGGCGTGGTAGTGGTAGTGAGACATCAATAGGTGTAGGAGGTATCGGTTGTCGACTCGTAGCGTTCGCTGTGCTCAAGGTTGACCCGGATCTCATCGGAGTCGCCGTCAGTGGAGACAGAGACGGTGCCGAAACCGCCTTCGTTGATCTCAAAACCAGGGTTTTCGCCGTAGGCGATGTCCCAACCAATGCGGTCTAGAGCGTCTGCGATGTTTTCATTGCGGAGCTCTTCGTCGTGAACCCACTCGCGGCGCTCGTTGCACCAGTGCCCCTTACGAGCTGTGTGGCCACAGGCGATTTCGTCGGGAAGAACCTCCGAGTCGTCAACCTCTAGGTTGGTCGAGTGCGTCCAAACATTGCAGTTTGAGCCAAAGCGAGTTGATTCGACCTGGCCGCTATCACCGCAACCGTTGTAGCTGATCTCGATGCGCTGCAGGTCGGGGTACTTGGTGCGCAAGTAGGCAAAGATTGCCCGCAACTGCAAGACACATTGGTCTTTTTCGGAGCTCAGGTTTTCGTAGTGTTGCTGAATCTGTTTGGCAATGTCGAGATACTGAGTGGCGTTGGTTTCGGTCATGGAAGGAGGAGGTTAGGGAACAGGGAGGACAAGCAACCCCACCCAGCAACACAGGCATGTGCACTGCTGAGTGGGGCCAAAAACAAATCAGAGACTGCGAGGTATGCCCGCCAGGGCAACGAGCGTCAGCAGGGCGGCGGCGGGGAGAGAGGCCGGCCACCAAAGGAGTAGCGACGCAATGGCGAGGTATAAGAGGAGTAGAGCGAGGGCGACACGAAACGCCAGTGGATTGAAGTCGTTCATGCCAGGAGAGAGCTAGGGAACAGAGAGGGGAGATCAGGAGTGAAGAACGTGATGGAGGTGCTTGAAGTCAGTGGTATGAGCGATCATGGCCAGGTCGTGCAGCTCGCTACCGAGATCTTCGATGGAAGCGAGCGCGTCTGGCCCATAAGAGTCCTCATCTTCGATGCTACAAAGAAGACTGAGGAGTTCTTCGCCAATACCCTTGACTCGGCGCGCTTTGCGTCGCAAGCGATTGACGTAGACCTTGGTGGCTTTGTCAGTGTCGAGCTGGGTCGCGTAAAGGCCCGGGGTCACATAGTCGTTCATTACTTGGCAGGGGGTAGGTTTCGCTTGAGGACGGCAAGGCTGCGCTCGATGCGATCGATCTGATCGATCATTGCTGCTCGCCTGAGTCGTTCGGCGCGGTTATCGTCGGGTGTCTTGGCGACTGCCTCGCCGACCAGTTGCTCCCGAGTGGAGTAACGAGTACCGCACCGGCGGCAGAAGCAGCGGCGATAGATTGAACCGCCGCTACGGGGCCGCGACTCGATGACGCCGCGCTCGATCGAGCCGCAGTCGGGACAGGGCGTCCCGACTGCGGCATAGCGCTGGCACTCATGCGACGAAGAGTCCTGCGAGTAGCCGGGTGACGACTCTGGAGAAGATCTCGCCTTCGGCGCGCTCGTGGCTGACTTCGCCATCGCCGCCGAAGTCGTGAGCAACCTCGTGAACCAGCGTACGCAGAAAGGAGGGCAGGGACTCAAGAGTGCGCCGGGCGACCAGGATCTGGTGCCCGGATTCTTCTTGGCTGAAGCGATGCAGGCCCAGGACTTCGTCGGACTGGAAGTCGACAATGCTGAGGCGGGGCGCCACGGGTGTGATACCCATGGCGTTGAGCGTCGGAGTAATGGCATCGAGGGCGTCCCGGTAGATGGCGCGCTCGTTGAACTTGAGATTGTTGAGGCCATAGGTGGCCGTGATCTCGTTCCTGTTCTGCTCCCGTAGAGACTTGAGGCTCAGCGTCGGATGGTCATCGAGGAAGGCGCAGGTCGCGCTGCTGGCGATGATGCCGACTCGGCCGTAGTGACCAGCTTCGGTGGCGCCGGCCCGGTCGCGCACTGGCACGGCGGAAGCGCCATGGATTGCGGTCCAGGCTTCGCCAACGCTCTCGATACCAAAGTGCGGGCAATAGCGATCGCCGGTTGCTTTGGCATCCAGCGTGGCTGATTGCAGCATCGCTAGGAACTCGGTGGGAGAGATTTCACCGTTGGTGAGGGCATTGGTCCAGGCGGTGCCGGCGTAGTAGTCGAAGTCGAACGAGTTCATGACTCGCCTGTCGCGGTCAGTGCGGACGCCCTCCTTGAAGTTGTAACCGGCGTAGAGGTCAGGCTTCTCCTCCACGAGGATCCCCTTGACATAGCAAAGGCCACGCTCGTTGGGGTCGGTGAGGATCTGGGTGCCGGCGACTTCAATCGATTTGATAGCTGGCTTGAGGTCGATGAACGAGCTCTGCCACCGGCCCCATTCCTCCTTGGAGCATTGGACTTGGACAGAGAAGGAGCCAAGGGGTGTGGCTCGCTTCCGGGTGGTCACAGTGAGGACCTGTTGCCTCGGGAAAACCTTGGAGTCTTCGAGGGTGCAGATCCAGTCCTCGTCGTCGTTGACGATGCGCAGCTTGCGCCCGGCGCGGACTAGGGCCAGGGCACCGAGCTTGAGTCCTTCGCCGAAGTGGCCGCGGGCGTCAGTGCCTGCCTTGCTGGTTGTGCCCATCAGCCAGACGGAGCGCTCAAGCCGTACGCCGAAGTTGGCGATGGTGAGTGTGCCGCCGCTGTAGGCGATGTGCATGGGATGCCCGGCGTCGCGACCATCGAGAGCGTTTTGAATCGCTTCTCGCACACCTTCGTAGGCGTGCCAGTCGCTGACGTAGTCGGAGCTGATGGTCAGTTGGAATTTGGCCATGAGATGAGATTGAGGGAACAGAGAGAAGAGGCCCCGCACGAAGCAGGGCCGAGCCCAATCAGGCAGTGACCAGTTCGCGGGCCAGCTCGTTGGCGCGGCGCACGATGCTGGCGCCGGTGCCGAAGAGGGTCGAGTGCAGGCGGCGCTTGCCGGCGCCTTGGGTCTTCATCGAGGTCTCGACTTCGGTGACGGCGTTGAGGCCGGCGTAGACGGTGCCGGAAACACCGGGGATGTCACGGCCGAGGCCATAGTTCCAGGCGCGCTCGAGGGCAGCCCACTTGCGGGGCATGTCCTCGATGCTGCCCGGGCGGGTATCGCCGCCGTCGGTCTTGACGGCGGGCACCTGGTAGACCTGCTCCAGCCAGTGGCGGTAAAGGTCAGCACTCATCGGTGTGGCTTGCATGCCGCGGTAGTCGTCAAGGACGGCGGCGAAGGACTGGCGAGCAATGTCGATGCTCTGGAGGACGCCGTCGATCTGGGCAACGTCGTTGTCGTTGTGGCGGATGGTGAATTGCCGCCCGTGGCGATTGGCATCGCTCATCGCGAAGCCGAGGGTGTTGCGGCAGACGACGCGGATGTCACTGAACATGCCGCCGAATGCGGTCGAGCCGTCGTGGCCGAGATATCCAACGATGTTGCGGTACACCTTGTCGCCGGGTACAACTTGCTGGTCGGTGCCGCGGATCTTGGCCGTGAAAGCGACCTTGGCGCCGTTGCGCAGGACAACGCACGTGTCCATGTCGGTTTCTTCGCGGATGGCCTGGGCGAAGTCGAGGAGCCGCGTGTTGGGGATGACGCGGTAGCCAGGACTGGCGGTGCCGAGGATCTTGCGCTCGTCGGGCCGCCAGATGCCGACGCGGCTCTCCTTCATGGAGACCAGGTGCTGTTGGAGCGCCTGATGGATGGCGATGCCGCGCTCCTCTGGCGAACTGAAGGATTGGTCTGCGGCACGGGCAATGGCGTCGTGCAAGGCCGGGCTGCTGAGGTCGCCGGCGTGGAGCTGCAGGGTCTCGACAGGGAAGAGGGCTTGAGCGCGGCGGAACATCTCGTCAGCCGGCAGGGTGCCTTCGATGACTTCGCCTTCGTTGTGCCAGGCCTTGGTGCCGAACGCGAAAACGCCTGAAGTAAATTCGCTGGTCATGAGAAGAGAGGGTGAGAGGTTGAAAGAGGGAACGAGAGTCAGAAGGTGGAGCGCCGCTTGAACTCGCGGTCGTAGGTCTCGATGTCGATGCCAAGCGCAGTGAGGGTGCCGTCACTGATCAGCCCTACGCGGCTGCCTGGTCCGCCGCCAAGGCTGTCGGCGTGGACGGCAGTGAGTGGTGCAACGAAGTCATCGATGCTTCTGATGCAGGACTTGATAGTCCCGATCAAGGAGTGAGAAGCAGCCCTGAACACGAGGCCGGCGAATCCATCGAGCTCGGCATCACCAAGCGCGTCGAGACGCCGTTCCATGGTGTCGACGACGATGGCCAGCAGGAAAGTGCTGCCGTGCAGAAGATGCACATTGGTTGCGCCTCCTGCTGCCTGGAGGATCTGCTCCAGGGCGAGGACCAGATCGACGGCTCCGAAGTCTGGGCTGTGCAGGGGCAGGTGAGGAACAGCGGTACCGATGGGAAGCCGTCCGTCCGGTTCAGGGTCGGGCGCATTCCGCAAGAAGGCCAGGAGGGCCTCCTTGGAAACTTGGTCCGGTGCGGATTGGTCGGGGTCAGGAGTGGTCGACATCAATGAAGGGCTCGATGAGCTGAGGGATGAGACCGAGTTGGTTGCGCAGGTGGTTGACGGCGATCGCGAGATCGTCCTGCGCCGGTCCGATCGACTCGGCTCGGATCTCGGGTTGCTCGACTCCCTCGGGTGAGTGGGGGAAGACGCGGAAGAACGTGGCAGTGTTGCCACGTTTGGTTTGCAGTTTGACTGCTGTCTCCTGCAAGTCAAGCAAAAGGAGCGCGCCCAGCAGGCTGCGCACCGACCAGGGGGTCTGCAGCGCACCGGTCAACTCATGCGGCCTTGCCTGACAAGGCAGGCGCAGCACGACGATTTCGCCGGGGATGGCGGTGCCGAGGTACACATCCAGGTAGTCGCGGATTCCGTGGTGGCTGGTGCCACCGTGCTGGCTGATCCGGATGTCGAAGACGACGCCGATCACGCTGGGCACTAGCGGCCCTTTCGCAGAAGCGGTGGCGCCATAGATATAGAGGAGGCCGTCAGGGGTGATGCCGACGGTGGTGTAGTTGCGCTCAGGCGTTGCCGGCGCAGCCCAGGAGGGGAGAGGGGCAAGAGCGTGGTCTTGCGAGGCGAGAAGGGTTTCCATGACACACAACAAGGAACAAGAGATGTGCACTGCTGAGTGCACTCACAAGAGCGCACTCATTCGCTGGTATCAGAGGGCAGTCATGCCTTTGATGTCGTCCTCCGAGAGTTCGACGCCGATCTGCCGGTAGTAGGGGATAGAAGCGATCGCGCATAGCTTTTGCGCGATGTCTGCGCGGCGCTGCTCGCCAACGGCGTTGCCGATCAGGCGAAGCTGAAGCAAAAAGGAGCGGCTGACCTCGAGGTTGATCTTGAGGTAGGCCGCGGGTAGTTGAGCTCCCTGTTCGACGGCCTTCTGAGCTTCCACTTTGCGGTGGGCCGGGCTGCGCATGGACTGCTGACAGGCTGCGGCGGGAGTGATGTGGCCGTTGCAGCTATTCGAAGTCAGCTCGACTTCAGGTTCGGCAGGGGAGGGAGCGGGATAGTCAATGTCGCCCCACCCGGACTCAGGGTCAGGAGGGAGCGAAGGCTCAGCCAGGTCTTCGAGCTCATCGAAGTCCAGGTGGAGGACAGACGTCTTGAGAGCGTCGTCCCAGTGGACGTTGGTGGCTTCGTCGAACTGGAAACCGGGCTTGATGGTGTCAGCGAGGCTGGCTGGGAAGGCGACCACGCATTGCTTGCCGGTCGGAGCGACGCGGTCGTAATAGGCGAAGTGGTAGCCGCTGTGGCGGATGCTGGGCCGAGGGGCGGAGGTGATGGTACGGATTGCCATGGGGCGATTGAGAAAGAGAGGGACTGGAGATAGACGGTGATGCCGATTGCCTGCTCGGAAGAGAGCAGCAGGGCATCACCGAGACGCGGCAGAGAGGGATCGCACAGCTGGTTGAGAGCCAGCCGTGCCCTGCCGCTGTTGGGTGTGACCAGGAAACGGCCCGACGGCGTGGTCACGCGCAGGAAGTCGGGCCGGGGGAAACGGGTACTCGGGAAACGAGTACCTGGCGGGTACTCGGAAAGCGAGTACTTGATGGGTACTTGCTGGGCGCCTGGTGATGCTTGGCAGACGCCTGATGGGGGCTTGATTGGGTACTTGACGGTCACTTGATGGACCAGGAGCGGCGCCTGACCAGGCGCGCGCCGCTGACGGTGGCGCCTGCCTTGATGGCGTCTTTGATGGCGGTCTTGTCGGGAGCGACCTTGGGTTCGGCCAGCTCGAAGGTGCCGGGAGGGCAGTCTTCGAGCATGTCCTCGAGGTGCTCGCGCAGCAGCCGCTCGATGTCGCAGGCCTTGGTGCTGCCGTGGCCTGAGAGCTTGAGCTTGAGTTCAACTCGGGTGAACTCTTCGGGCATGTCAGGAGCGTCGAGGTCGGTGTCGACTTCGACTGCTTCGCTGACGCGCGAGCTGATTGTGAACTCGGGCAGTTCGAACTTCGTTTGTCCGGGGTGGAGGGCTTGCAGGCAGCGCAGGAGGTAGTCCTCCAAGCGCTGGGCTGCTCGCTCCTCGGCCTCGGCTTTGGCGATGCGCTCGGCTGCCGCCTTCCGGAGGAACTCGGCTTTTCCAAGCAGCATCTCCCTGACTTGGCAGATGCCGTTGGCCTTGCGCAAGAGCATGCGCTGGCTGTCGTTGGCCCGTTCGAGCAGGCCGGTGATGAGGAGCTCGGCCTCGGCTTGGTCCTCGGGATCCTCGGAGCTGGCCTTGGCTAGGGTGATGGAGAGCTCGCCGTCGATCTCCTGGGAATCCAGAGTGAGCTGGAAGAGGGAGGGAGTTTGAGGTTTAGAGGGGGCGATGGTCATCGCGAGAGGGTGCAGTTGAGTTGGTCGAGGCGTTGCTGCAGTTGCTGGTAGGACAGGCGAATTGCAGCCAGGGATTGGGTTGTTTGGCTGGCGTTGCCGGCGTCGTAGTCCGCTTGTGCCTGCTTGAGCAGGTGAGCGGCATGGTCGCGCAGGCGAACGAGTGCCGGCGCAGTGTGATACAAGCTGTCACGCATGGCTGTCACCTTGGCTACAAGAAAGCCCCGGCAAGCAGAGCGCATGCCGGGGACTTGATTGTGGCAGGGCCTGAGGATCAGGCTTCAGCGGTGACGGTGCAGTCGACGAGGATTGCAGGGTCGATGCCGTCGGCCAGGTTGGCAGCGCGTTGAGCGGCTGCCTTGGCCTCCTTGCAGGCCTTGAGATACTCGGCTTTGGCGCTGACCTGCTGGGCGGTCAGGACATGGTCCTTGCCGTCGAAGCCGGCAGCGGTCTTGCCGAGGTAGGTGGTGCCGTTGACGCTCACCTGGTCGTCGGGGTTGTCCTCACCGAAGGCCTCCAGCAGATGATCGGACTTGAAGCTGGTGCGAAGGGCGGTCTCGCGTTCCGCGAAGCCGGCCTTGGTGCGGCCGGTAACGAAGGCGAACTCGAAGTCGGTCCAGTTACGGCCGGTGACGTTGGAGTAGGTGCGGAGCTCGATGGGTCCGAGAGCGAGAATGGGCATGGATTTGAAAACAGAGAGATACAGGGGCTCAACAGACATGTGCACTGCTGAGTGGCCCCACTGATCTCACCTAGAATCGGCTCACTGACGTGGCAGCCATGTTTGACCAAGTGGGCAAGTTCATTGGCGGGATTGCCAGGGGAGCGGATGATGCGGTGAAGAGCCAGGCGGCAGGGCGCATGGCCAGGGGGAGAGCAGCAGGGATAAAAACGAACAGGGGCCTGGTTTACGGGGACACGGATCGCGACATGGTGATCAGCAGGATCATGGGCGGCATGCGTCCTCCAGAGAAATCGATGGAGGCCGCCATTCGTGACCAGTTGGGCTCTCCGGAGGGGAGAGCCAGGGTCGCGCGCCAGTACGCCCCAAACATGAGTAGGGGCCCGGGAGGGTACACCGATCGCGGCTTGATGGAGCTGGTCAACGAGGGGATCGCGGAGAACGCCTATGTCCGCCGCGGCGTGCTGCCGACGGCGGTGGTGGGCGGTGGTGCGCTGATGACGGCTGGTGCTCAGCAGTTGCTGGCACTGATGGGATTCATGCAGGAAGGGTCACAGACAGGCGAGAGGAAAGAGAACAGCCCGCTCGCCTGATGTGGACAGGTTTGCGGGCGATCAGATTGAACTGGCTGCCCTGGTAGAGGCAGCCTTGTGGCAGGAGGCCCTGATGAGTGGGCTTGCGCTACCCGAGTTGGGCTGGGGCGCTGAGAGCGAGCGCGTCAGGGAGTTGATGCGCAGCCGCGCTGGCCGGGTGGCGGACATCCAGGAGGAAGCGGTCCCTCGGCCGTTGGGCGTGGCCGAGCCGGTGTTCAGCTGATTGGCGGCAGAGCTCCGTGCTGCTTCCAGCCGACCTCGCAGGGGGCGAGGAGGGGACTGTGCAGGCAGTACCAGGCCGTGCCGTCGTCGGCAATGGCATCGAGGAAGTAGCCGTTCTTGCTGGCATGGACGGTTCGAGTGATTGATATGAATCGCCGGGGCGTCGGGAGCCGAGGGGCAGTGGGGTCAGGATTCATTGGGCGAGATAGATAGGAAGGTTGAGGCCGCTTTCGCGGCAGTCGCATGCCCAGATCCAGAGCAGGCGACGCAGGTTCGCCTGGTGATCGCAGAGCTGCCAGGGCTCGTAGGCCCCGGTGCCGCGGAGGTGCTCGCGCAGCAGCCAGGGTGGGGCCTCGAGCTGAAGCTTCTTGACCCAGTGGTCAACAGCTTCGCTGGCGTCGACCTCTGGAGCTGAGCAGTCTTTGATGCAGTCAGCCGGCAAGTCACGAATGGCGGTGCGGCCATCGAACCAGCCGGACCAGAGGGGGTCATTCGGCATGAGGGGTCAGTCGGTGGGTGTAGTTCTCTTCCTCCAGGCGGCACCTAATGGAGGCAAGGTCAGCAGCTGCTTGACCGGTGAGGTCGGCAGCGCTGTAGAGCCAGTCCTCGAGGTCGCCGGTCTCGGAATGTCCGGTGGCGATGGATTCTTCGAAGGCCGACCAGTTGTCAGAGGCGACTAGGTCTGCGTAGGCAGCCAGGACGGCGCCGACGTGGTTGTGGTCCCACTCGTCGGTAGGCGGCCATTCGGTGATGTCATCGGGATAGGAGGAGCGGAAGCCGGAGCGAGAGGTGAACATCTCGCGGACTTTGCGAGCAAGGGCCTCGCCGCGAACGGCGTGCATCATGCGGCCGAGGTCCTGGTGCGAGACCGACGCAAAAATGCGATCGGTCTCGAAGTTGTAGAACCTGGGAGAGACCATCTCCTCGAAGACAAGGGATGGCAGCTCCAGCTTCTCCCGAAGGATGGAGACGTAGTTCTCGGCGTAGCGCTGGAAGACGTCGCCGTAGGAGGCATGATCGAAGAACATGTCCAGCAGGCTGTTGTAGGGGTTGCCGTTGCTGTCAGAGAACAGCTGTTCTTCGGCGTGATCAACAGCGTCGCTGTGCCATGAGCCGGCGAACCCGGCGAATGGGACCAGTGCGGAGAAGGTGTCGCGCTTGGTGTCAGTCGCTTGGAGGGTTGTTGTCATGAGGCAGTTCGCAGTGGGCGATGGGGTATTGCCGCTGGGACGGCAGGTCATTCAGGTGGCCGGCGTAGGCCTCCTCGAGGGAGGACCGGGTGCAGCCTGGGCCGACAGCCAGGGCAGAGCAGAGGCCGTGGGCAGATGAATCAAGGGCCTGGTTCTGGAACAAGACCAGGTGCGTGGCGCCCCGGTGGCTGGCGAGACGCCTGAGGCTGTCGTGCACTTCGGGGTGGAAGTGAGACGCCAGCTGGGGATAGGAGATTTGCTTCACTTCAGGTGTAGGCGAGGGCGAGGGAGTTGCGTTCTTCAACGGTGGGCGCGTCGGTGCCGACCTGGGGTTCCTCAAGGCAGGCCTCGAGGATTGGCTTGCTGCAGTGGCTGCAGGTGATGTCGCTATCGCCCCAGTCGACGGAGATGTCGACGAGGCACCAGCCGTCGGAACCGGTGGTGGTGGCGATCCACTTGCGCTCCGTTCGGCAGCAGTCAGGGGTGACGCCCTAGCGGGGGTATAGCCCCGGCCAGGTGAGGGGACTGGCGGCGATGTCGTCCGCCAAGCGGAGGGAGAGGGATTGGGTTGTCACGATTGGGCCGCATTCAGCACGGACTGGAGGTAGACGCGTGCGTCCCAGTTGCCGTCCCAGAAGTGGGATTGGGCGTCTGGCCCAAGCAGCAGAAGAGCAGCGATTGGAGCGCCAAGGGCTTGCTCCAGGACGGCACCGAGCGGTCCCGCCTGGTGAATAGCCCAACCGCCAATGCAGTGGACCGTGTCGCAAGTGTGCCACGACTCCATTTCAAGGGCATCGGGCTCGGCTAGTGCAGCCGCCGCCGCGGCGACAAGCCGCTCAGCGGAGTCAGCGACGATAGGTATTCCTCGGGCACCGTTCAGATTGGCGCCGCGCAGGACGACGCCGCGCAGGTCGGCGTCGCTCAGGTCGGCGCCGCGCAGGTCGGCGTCGCTCAGGTCGGCGCCGCGCAGGACGACGCCGCGCAGGTCGGCGTCGCTCAGGTCGGCGCCGCGCAGGACGACGCCGC